CGTCAAATCTCTAATTTAACGAAGCTCAAAAAGCTTCGTTAAATTAGAGATTTGACGGATTAATAGTCGTTTGACATTTATTTTAACGAAGCTAAAGCTTCGTTAAAATAAAGTCACGACGTTACAACTGCTTCAACGATACTATCCTTGGGTTTTGCTAAGCCTGACGCTTCGGCGGGGTTTTGGGAGTTCATCTACTTTATTTGGTACCTGTTTCTTAGATCGTGTATGATACTTACATAAGTATTCATCCGCAAATACGTCCTGTACAGCCTTCTTTTTACAGTTCTTACACTTATAATAAATCATATGTCCTTGGCGAAGTTTACCTCTCATAAATTCGGCCGAAGCCTCTTCAAAGAACTCATGAGTGAAGTCTGCCATGCGCATTTATGTGTGAAAGTATATTTCAATTTTATTAAAATTGAACCATCACAACCCTCACAACCAACATTAAATGAACTATCTATTGGACCGTTGTTCAAACTATCCAAAGGAGTTCACCTATCTGGGAATTGGCTCAGCACCTCATGATCCACCTGATAAGATAGATGCGGTTTGGGATCAAGTACTACCTGTCTTTATTCTAGACCTTCTACAAGATACAAGAAAAACTCTGCGAATTATTCACTTTGATCCGCAGTTTAAACTGGATGCTATGAAAACGTATTTCGATCTCAAGCATCTAGGACTTTCACTGAAGGAAGAAAAAGAAAGCTACTGGGTGTGGTCAAATGAGCGTATTGAAATTGTCATTAGCCCAGAGTATTTCGATCATACACCCTCTACTGATATATTTCTCAAAGATCTAACAGAAAGTATCTTGAAGATAAATGCTCAGCTTGTTGTTCAGGAATTCACAGGGCGTGAGTTAAATGAAACTCGAACCAATGTATATAAACAGATACTAGAAAAGAGCCTTTTCAAGAAGAAAATTCTCTTTGATATTACATATGGGGAAGCATGTCATTGTATGACAAACATGACTAAATACAAGCCTATTTATGATAAAGATGGTGATTTCTTCAACTTTACACTCTATACGCCTATTGAACTTAAGAAGGTTATTGGAATGTCAGAGAGGACAGATAAGTTAATCCTTACCTATTTCCACAAAGAATATATAGAAATTCTAGATGGGCTTCATCTGATGTATCGCAGAAATATTAAGAAAACTGAGAATGCGACAGATGAAGATCCAGACGCATTAATGGCTCTTCTACAGACTAAGCTTAGAGCACTATTTCCTATCTTTCGCGCGCTCAAAGTTCTTTCGCCTGAGAAGGAGGCTGCGCTAGAACATATCTTTGAGACATATCGAGAGAATGATATGTATAAATGGTACACCGCAGTTAGTAATCATCTTCGCCCACCTGTTCATTAGAATATCCTTCTTCCGCACCAGTATCGGCGACTGCACCCTCTACTAATCCTACCATCTCACCACGCTCAATTCTCTCTCTTTCATATTGAGCACTGTTGTATTTATAAACTGCGTCAGTTCCACCGATTGCCCATGTTCCAAGACCTAATCTCTTGTTGATGAGTTCAGCTGCTTTTTCTTCAGGGGTCATCCTGTCAAACTTGCTAATGATACGCATTTTTTCAACTTCATCACGTCTTGCTATCATTGAGCGTAATTCATCCTGTGTAAAATTTAAACCCTCTATCTTAAATCGCCCTAAGCAAATAGATAGAATAGCGAGGGTGCTTCTCGCATCCATTGTATCCGTTTGTTTACCCTCTGGAACAAGATTAGGATCAGCACACTCAGCAAAAATACCTAGAACCATTGCTTGAACAAGATAAGGAAGACCAATTGCTCCACCAGGTAAAAGAGGTGTTCTAATATAATTCTGAAGAGTTGAAATACAGATTACTAACTTTTTTCTAGCTTCTTCAATCTTATTTTTTGTAAATCCAGTCATTTTCTTTTTCAGTTCATTCATAAATGCTAAATGATTTTGCAAGATCAGATGTATGTCGTCTTCAGTTCCTTCTCCAAGCTCATAATTTTTCTGAACTTGGAGTGTGTCTGAATGAAATCCAGATCGTAGACGTTGAAATGGTATTAAAAAATAAGTCTGGAGACTTTGAACAAGAGCCGATGGTGATTGTGATATAAGTTTTTCAACTATGCGAGTATTTTCCTGACCTAACCGTTCAACCAGTTCTTGCTTAAACTCCTCAGCCAAGTTTGAAAGTGGCCCATACGCAGTCGCAATGTCCGTTTCATCGGGAGATTTTTCATTGGAAAATGATTGTACTGTAAGAATTGTATTTGCAATCACAACTGGCCATTTCTCAAATGGTGCCGGCTTCATATCACGTAACATCTCCATAAGACTGATACCAGATAGTAAATTTACAGAAGGTGTTGGCGCAACCGAATACCGATTGTGTGTCTCATCTAATAAGTCTTGAAACTTATCGCGTGATGTATCAACCTTTTGACTTTCAAGTGCTAAGAGACCCTCTTCAGATGTAAGTATTTCATTACTGCGAGGAAACTGAAATCCGCAGTGGGCGCACAAGTAATCATATCCTGGCTCGTGAGGAAGACCGCGTCTAGGTCCTTCGAAACAGACTTGTAAGAAAACGCGATATAAAATGGAGTCAGGTGCGACTACATTTACACGATCCACTTTGCGTGTTACATAATGAACTGCTAAATGGCTCCCTCGTCCGCCCATGCTCTCTTTTGAATCCACAAGTTGAGGAAGTTCAGCCTGTTTTTCATTCCAGAATGAGATGGGTGTTTGAAGAGGATGGAAACAGCAGGTGGCTTCGCTATAAGGAGATCCTGTACTTAGCGCGGTAGTTTGCTTAGCAATATCATTCGCAAGTAATATCCAGCTACGCCCCTTCTCTCTTTCGCTTGCAGCCGCGGGAACTACAACCTGATCAGGAACACCCTGTTCAGGAACAAATCCACTGGGAATTGCTTCTACAAGTCCCTCGTCCTGAATAACTAGGCCTAGTTTTTCAACATATTCCTTCTTAAGAGCCATATCATGTTGAACACTTGAATTTTTCAATGCGTTTCCAGCAGATGTAAGCACAAGTTTAGTAATTTCAACCTGACGTTTTGTTATACTTTTTTCTTTTAAAAATCCAGTTAAATTCCAGGGCGCAACATTATCTGAAATACCAGCAATTGCGCAGGAGATATAATCAATGCCAACTGTTTGTTCTTTCGGCCCCGTGGGGTATCCTGAAAATCCAACTTTAGCACAGCCAGGTAATCTATAGCGCGTTGTATAAGAAGGAATTCCAGTTTGAAGTTCAACTAAGAGATACGCCGCAGTAGATGTTACAAGAACTTGGCTTCTAAGAACATCATAGTCGCGTGTGCCGAGACCCTTCGCTTTGCTCTCCTTCTGATACCGTTTATATGCTTCACGTGTAGGCAACTTCGCAATTTCAATCTCAACCCTCTGTGTTATTTTCCTATACCCTTCCTCTATAATCTGAACCCCAATGCGGCTAGTAATTGCGCGCGCAGTATTATACACATCAGTCTGAATTTCGCTAGGGAACTTTAATTCAGTTATTCCCACAGGTGCTCCAAGAGCCTGATCAATCTGATCTTGAGTAATTGCGTCCTTATCTACAAGTTCAGCACGACCTGACATGGGATTACCCGCATCATCATATTCTAAACTATTATCATAGTCTATTGCTGCAATGCTCTGTCCACAATTTGAACAGCTAAATTGACCATGAAACTGACTATGGCTAAATGTTAGAAGAAGGTCCTTGTGAAGCATATCCTTGTCTTGAGGGTTCATGAATTCCTGAAGAAGAAGACGTTCGTGCATACAGAGTGCTTTCTCGCTACATACTCTACAATGTATCCAATTATCCTTCTTTTCGCCACCAAATCTGGTTAGAAATTCTAAAAGTGCTCTCATACGAAGACTAATGTCTTTTATTTTGCGTATCAGTGTAAGAGAATTTACGTGTACACACGGATTTACACGGCGAAGATCTTCATCGCTATATTCTTTCAGATGGGATTTTGGTACAGTTACTAATTCGGAAATTGTTAGAACTTTCTTCGAATTCTTTTCTAAAAGGCGCGCACTTTCAGATAAACGTCTTAAGAAGGTCTCACGTGCTTTTCTGCGAATTTCTCTCTGAAGAGTGAGTGGTTCTCCTGCGAGAACCGCAAATGTAAAGTCATACATTACTGTAAAAAGATATGCGAATAACGCAATATCATTTTCACGATAGGTGGGAAATCTTGACTGAAATTCCTGAATAGCTTTTTGGAATGAGGGTTCTCCAAGAAATGTGTTTACACGATCTTGAACAATTTCAGGTAACAGAAGAGGATTATTCTGAAGAACAATACCCTCAAGTTCTGTTTTTGATTTATCATTTGTATCCTGTATAGTCTTATAAACAAGAGCGCGGTATTTGTTTATTTTATCTGTAATAACTTTCATTTGATCCATGTTTAATTCTTTTGTTGCTAATCCAAATGATGTGAGCTTATTCAGAATGTCTCCCATTCCCTTTGATTCAAGAGGTTGCCCAATGAGCCAGTCTTCGAGTGTTATGTTTCCAAGCGAAGCACGAGTTACATTAAAAATTGTTCCAGCACTGGGAATATCTGAGATAGGCTGTATATATAGAATTTCAGCCATATTCCAAGCAGGTGTTAATCCTTTGCCCATATCGACAGCAAGTTTTCCAGAGCGAATTGAGCCCAACTCTCTTTCATACTTCAGAGGAAATAGAATATAGCTTTCAGTTGACAGTGATTCGGCTGATTCAATAACTCTCGGCGCCTCCTTTTCTTTCATGCGTCCCATGCGAGGACCTAGACCACGAAGCAAACTGATATATATTTTCTTGATATCTCCCACGCTAACTAAATCAATACCTGAGCTAGTATTATACTCTAGATCAGAAAGACCCTCCACATTTTTTTCTCTCATATCAGGTATAGGCGCACGAAAAAATTCAGTATCAATTGACAAAGGTTTGCGAAGATCACCTCCTGACGTCCAAGACTGGAGATAACGTGAAAAATATCCTTCCCAACTTAAAAACCAGTTAGGAAGAACACCCCCATCCGCGATTTGAGATTGAATTCCGCCGATCTGGGTTTCATAATATTCATTTGAAGCTATAACTACATCACTGAGATATTCTACATCAACAGACTTATAGAAACTTGTATTAGGATCTACTTCAGTTCCATCTCCAGTTATATGTTTCTTAGAATGATCCAGATAAACCACACGTTTTGCGTTTACTACATTACGTGAAAGAGGTACTGTGCCTGATTCTAAAAGTTCGCTGAGCGTGGTATAATATGTCTTGATAGGTTCATCCGATGGTTCGCCAGATTTTGTGTACGATACAAATTGATTTCTGAGCAGTATCATGGATTCAACAAGTTTCCGTATTTCAGATTGTTTTTGGGGATTTTTTTGTTGTTTGATACTTAATCCAGATAATAAATCCTGAAGCATGTCATTTCGCTGAACAATATCAGGATAGAAACGCTGGGTCGCATAAATCTCTCGTACTTCAAATATCTCAGGAACTTCCAGTGAGTCTAAAATCTCTAGTCCCTCTTGCTCTTCTTCGCTGAGTGGAGCAAGCTGCGCAGGTGCTTCAGCTGCGTTATTTTCCGCTATACTTTCGGGAGGCTGTCTTACACGCACAATAATGAAGTCCTCTTCCTGAGGAATTCCAATGTATCCAAATGTCACTGTTTTTTCAGCACCTGATGGGTCCTCGAGAACAACACTGTCCTCTTCCTCGTTGATTGTTTTGATCTTATAAGGTATACCCATTTCACCATCCTCTTTGATAGTTTCTAAGAGATAGCCCACTTGAAAATCATGCTGAATAACAAAAGCAGGAGATACGCGCTTTTTTATAATATATGCGCTTGTAATTTCAAGTGTGGGGTCAAAATCACCATCAACAACTGGGATTGATTCAAGTCTGTGAAATGTTCCATCAGGTAAAATGCGAATAAGTGTCTCGTCTAAATAATAAATCCTGCCGCGGAGGCCATCAAGTGGACCAGATGCGGCAATATATACACGATCACCAAGTTCAAAGCCTATTTCTTCTTCTTCAACACTCATGTGAACCCTATTCACCAGTAAGACTTAAAATTAGAGAAAAATTGACGGATACGACCGTCACATAAAAAACAATCAAGAAATGTCGTTTCGCCTTACAGTCTTTAAGAATTTGCGCGAGTTGTATCCTACATGGGAGGCTCTGAAGACTTATCTTACATCAGAGGAAGGTGGAAAGTTTAGTGTCCGGGATTGCGAGAATACACCTTTTGCTATCATTCGCTACAAGAAGGGTGAAACTAATCTTGAACTGGTGGAAGATAGTCACTGGCTAAGATCAGTTGTTTGGCACAAGGAGAAGCATCTTCCTGTATGTATAGCACCGAGGAAGGCGAGTTCTGGTTTTCCGCCAACGTCTACGCCACTCTTTATGGAGGAGTTTCACGATGGTGTTATGATAAATGGATTTGCGTGTTTTGGAGATCCCAAGGTTCATGTAACAACGCGTTCACAGTATGATGCTTCTGGATCTTTCTATAGTGATAAGTCATTCAAGACACTCTTTAATGAGATTGTACAGATTGACAATTGGACTATGAAGACGTCAGAAGATGTTCCTGCGATGTATGTTAGCAGTGTTCTTCAGCATCCTGAAAATAGGGTTGTTACAGTTGTTAGCGCTCCAACTGTACATCATGTAGAGAGTGGACGCATATATCCTGATGGACTTGTTGAAATCACATCTCTTCTTGAGAGGAAGCCAATTGTATTCCAGACAGATAAGGAAGCAAATGAGCTATTGCGAACGGAGGCGATGAAGCATGGATGGCGGTGGCAAGGTCTAATCTTCCGAGACAGTGAAGGTAATCGTTGGCGTATGCGCAGTTCAACTTATATGTATCTGCGTGGGCTTCGGGGAAATGATGCTAAGGCCATTGATCGCTTTCTTCGTCTTCGTGCTGCGGGCGCAATTACAGACTATCTGAAGCATTACTCGGAAGAGCGCCAGATCTTCTGGGAGTTTGAGACTGCGCTTCGAGCTAAGACGCGGGAGATTTATGATGCGTATGTAAGTGTTCATAAGTCACATGAGAAGACACTCGCTGATATTAAACAGCCTATTAAGACGGTTGTCTTCAAGCTTCATGCTCACTATCTAGCACATCTGAGGGAGCAGAAGAAGACGGTTCGTGTACAGGACGCGATTGATCTTATTAACGCGCTTCCTCTCTGGGAGCAAGCACTTCTTCTGCGGTGAGACTTAACGTCATCATTTGCGCGCGCGTCTTGTTTTATTACCACCCGTCTTAGAATTAGACGCAGTCTGTTCTTTTTTAATAGCCGCATTAATAGCAGCTTTTCTATTAATATTATTTCTCCTGATTTGCTCGTTAATACGAGCTTTCTCAGCTTTTGAGGCCGCATGCTCTTTCTGAATAGCCGCATTTATAGCCGCTTTCTCAGCTTTTGACGCGGCCTGCGCATTAAGAGCAGCTTTCGCATTAAGAGTAGCCTTATTAGCTTTTAACGTATTTCGTGTTTTAAGAGACGCAATTATAGGGGTCTGTTTACGTGAAAAAGACCGATGTTTTCCGCTCGGAGGTTTACCTGTGTATAAAGTAGGCATATCTACTAACGTCGTAGGACTTTATTTTAACGAAACTAAAGTTTCGTTAAAATAAATGTCCTACGACTAATTTGGTGATGGATCTTTAATTTAACGAAGCTCTTCGAGCTTCGTTAAATTAAAGACTCACCGTTACAGGTGAGAGTTATATTTTATACCTTCACATAAGGCTCAAGCGCAGCGCGCCAACGCATGAACATATCAGCGCACCCCTTTGCCGCGCGAGCCACAGCTGCGCGCCCAGTCACCTGCTGCCCATCCTTCTCAACACCAACCGTGAGTACCATTTCATCGCGAAGAGGGTGAGGAACCTTGTAACCAACGAAACTAATTTCAGCCTCTGCGCCTGGACCCGCATTCATTAGGTTCTGTTCAATCCAAGTCTGAAACAGATTTCCAAGAGTATGATCTTCCTGTGCGAAGAGGAAGTCGAACGCATTTCCACTAATCGTGTTGCTCGGAACAATACGTAGGTTATCGGGGAGATCACCCACATTGATCGAAGCATACCGCAAACAGCGGGCCTGAAGAACATCAAGTGCGCGTGCGAGAATAGTCTCGGGCGTCAATACACCAATACTCTCAATCGTAAAATCAAAGCTATAAGGCTCGCCATTCTCCTCCAAGAAACAGCGTGCGACTTCCATAGTCGCAAACTCACGTTCAAGCTCGCCCTTGCGCGTCGGATTTGTATCAAGATCGGCCGAATTTACCTTCTTACTTGACATAAGCCAGTTTGTAAATACCTCCTTCAGTCTCGCCTCATCCTTATCAGGTGTATACTTATACGAACACTGGCTTACAGGAATATAGCGAGCATTCTGACGCCCAGTTCCAATTCGTGCCGTCATTACGCACTCAAACTCTTCAGGCTTCTGTACACCGACCTTCCCCTTCAACACTGTAAGAAGTGGAGTATCACCTGTGATCGGATGGGGGTAGAAGAACTGACGCGACGGAACTAGCTGCGGTTCCTCGTCGGGCCCTACAACACGCTTTACAGTAATAGAATCGGCCGTAATATCCATTGAGTCGCTCGTGTCATTCTTAGCACTAATAGTGAATGTATACTCATCCGGCTTCCAAAGAAGGGGCTTCTTTACCTGAATAGGCAGAAGACCAATGCGATGAGCCAGCATCTCATTGCTCATGGGCGTACTATTCTTTGTAATAAGCACATCTGTAGTCTTTCCAGTTGTATCTTCGATATCAGCGTTGAACGCGATTGTTTCAACCATCGTCAAAACAGCACGCCGTAGTGTATTCGCATATGACACATGAGTGGGTGTAAGAGTAAACTGAAGAGTATTCGCGCCGACCTTATTCAAGTTTTGGAAGGGCGACCCAGATGTAGCATCAGGTAGCTTAGCAACAACACGGATCTTCGAAGAAGGACGTTTTGATGCCATCGATGTTTCTACTTGCTTCTCCATCTGCTTCAAAGCACTCAATTTTGCGGAGGAGTTGTTACGCTTTGCTTCTCAAGAAGGTTTAATGAGCCAGAAGCAGGCTACCAATATTTGCTTTTATAGCAATCGCTGCCAATGGTCAAAAGCCTTTCTTCAGGAGCTAGCCCCGACACCTTGGAAGGGTGAATTTCGTTTTATCTGCGTAGACCCTTCTCCGCAGAGGCCCAAGTTACCTGAATGGCTGAAAAAGGTTCCTACCCTTGTTATTGCTGGGGAACCTGAGCCTCGGACAGGCGGTGATGTAATGAATTGGCTTTACGAGAGAAAAATGGCAGAGGCTGCGACTACAACATCAAAGCAAGCAGCTTCGCCTGATGGAACTCCCGGAGGAGAGCCGTCAGGATGGAATATGTTTGAGAATACAAGTTTTAACAGATCATTTGGCTATAGTTTCAATACATCAGATACATCTACAGGAGGCGAAGGAGGATTAACAATTCCTGGTACATTTTCATTTTTAGGTGGTGCTGCTTCAACAGGAGATCGCACTGCGCAGGAGTTTCCCGGTGGGGGTGGTGGAGGTGGTGCTGCTACTGCGCAGTCAAGTCGATCACGATCAAAGAAGGAAGAGATATTCGATAAGCAAATGGAGGTATATCAGAAATCTAGAGAAGATGGTATACCCAAGGGAATGCCGAGACAGTAACGAAATTAAAAAATTGATTTGTTCGGTAACATTCTAAAGAATTATTGATATTCTAGCATAGTGAGATGTCGTTTCTTGGTGCTTTTAATACCCAGCTTATCAGGTTCTTTGAACAGCTCGCAGAAACATTTCCTGAAGAGCGTGATATTAAGATGGCACTTGAGGCTATTCATGGTCTTAAAAAGATTAATCCAAAAATGATCTTAGAACTATTCCATAATCATGTTTATAAGCCTGTAGGCGAATCGATTAAGCGCGAAGATGAAGAAGTTGTAATTGCTTATGCAAAACAGATAATTACGTCTCAGTATAATGAAATGTCAATTGCGCTGATAATGTTTGAAAGGTATTGGCCTTCACTTACTGATGCGAATAAGGAGATCATTTGGAAGTATCTGAAAGTTCTTTGTGTTCTATGTGAAAAAGCACTAAATCTGTGAAACATTCTTTTAAAAATGCGCTAGATAATGTAAAGAAATGCTCTATAGGAGCAGTAGATGAGCGAGTCAATCTTCAATAAGAAGTACACTGAATTCTGCGATGATCTTGTGGGTGCCTGCCCCGAGTACTCAGCAGATATTGAAATTGCGAAAGAACTTTCGCCCGACGAGCGTGAACGCGCATATAAGAATGAAGTCTTGAAAAAGGTTACGCGCAGTCTCACTGTTAATCCCGGTCGAGTACTTCCGAATGTGACAATTAAGGATGCTGTATGGGCAGCTCTATCTGATGCTAGTAAGAAGGCTGTCTTAGAATATTTACGTATTCTCGATATATCATGTGTTTTTATGAGTATTGATCTGAGCGGAGCAGATGCTGGTGTATCACAAGAGTGGGTAGATTCAATCATGCGCGACATGCGTAGTCGTATGGACCGCCTCGACTTCAAATCAATGGCTGATAAGTTTACAACAATGTTTGGAGGTCAGGGATCTACACTACCGCCTCTTCCTGAGAAATTCTTAAAGGGAAAGCTTGCGAAACTTGCTGAAGACATGGTGAAAGAATTCAAGCCTGAAGATTTTGGCATGAGCGCAGCTGATATTGCGGCGTGTGAGACAGATCCGACACGCGCTTTTGAAATTCTCATGTCTGCTTCTTCTGAGAACCCTCAAAACTTACAAAAGGTGATGATGCGTGTTGCGAAGAAGCTTCAGACAAAAATACAGAGTGGCGAACTCAAGCCGCAAGATCTGGCGGCCGAGGCTGAAGAACTCATTAAGGAATTTCAGGCCAATCCTGAATTTGTTGAAATGCTTGAAAGCTTCCGCAAGTCTTTTTCTTTCGAAGAGCCTGAAGCGGCACGGAAGACAGGACATGATGGTGAAGGACGTTTAGCACTTGCTAGAGCAAGGCTGCGCAAGAAGTTAGATGCGAGAAAGAAGAAGTAACGTCGTGACTTTATTTTAACGAAACTAAAGTTTCGTTAAAATAAATGTCCTACGACTAATTTAACGTCGTGACTTTATTTTAACGAAACTAAAGTTTCGTTAAAATAAATGTCCTACGACTAATTTAACAAAGCTCTTTGAGCTTCGTTAATTTTAAGTCTTACCGGTAGTAGAGTGCGAACAATGACAAAAACACTATGCGATCCTTATATCTGGGAAGATATTGGTTCAATACCAAATGCTTTTGCTACTGTTATACCGCCGCGTAACCCGTGTGTAAGTGATTTAGTAAATACAATTGTTTGCTGGTACAGCTTTGCTATTTTCCTTTCGGCCATACTTTTTTCATACTATGGAACATTTGTATATTCTGCTTATCTTTTAGCTCTTGTAACCGTCTTACTTTCTCCATCTTTTATTGCTTACGGCAGAGTTACACGTGAATATGGATCTCCTACTGAAGGATTTCAACCTACTGTTTTTTTAGATGCGCAGGTTGAAACTCCAGCAAAAGTAACGTATCCGACAGACCGCAATCCTTTTATGAATGTCCTTCTTGACGAGATTAAATATAATCCGAAACGTCCTGCTGCAGCAAATATTGATACAAAAGATGTGAAGCTCACGCTTGATGATTTTTTTCGTGTTGAGTTCACAAGTGATCCTACGGATGTGTTTGGCCGCTCTCAGAGCCAGCGTCAATTTATAACAATGCCGAGTACAACAATACCGAATGATCAAGATTCTTACCAAAATTGGCTATATAAGATACCTGGTAAGACCTGTAAAGAAGGTGGTCTATGTCTTCCCGGAACAGATGGAGGTACGCCGCCATGGTTCAATGTTGAGCGCTAAGAAGAGGTTGTGTTTCAAGAACAGCCTTTCGCTTACAGCGAATACGTTTGAGTGTTTTCTTCCTACGATCTTGAAGCATCGTTTTTGTACAAATCGCAATTGCTACACCCTCACGATCTGATTTTTTAACTTTTAAAGTTTTGCTGACTTTTTTTATACATCGGCAAAACTTTTGAGCGAGTAGCGTCATTTATCTAGTCTACTGTGGTTGGACATTTATTTAACGAAGCCACGACTAATTTGGTGATAATGTTGTGGCTTCGTTAAATTTAAGTCTCACCGGTAGGCAGAGTAGATGTTCCAAGTAAACCGCTCAACACACACGAAGGATGATAATTCTGGAATTCAGCAGTATTACACGCAATCACTTACGGCAGGAAAGTATTATACTACAAACCTGGTGCCGTCTGCGCGTGAAGTTAATCCGCTAGCTGTGGATAATCTGATTGTCTATCCGCGTGAGGGATATGGCTTTAATAATAAGGCCATCGATGCTGATTCCGTACTCCGCAATCAACCTGAATTTAAGAATAATCGGTGTAATATTCGCCCTCAGGCTCGTCCCTTCTTAACTGTACCGTTTATGGGAGGCGGTCGTGGAAATCCTGATGTAGAGAGTGTTCTAATGCACAGTGAGCAGGTTCGTCAAGGAAAGGAAGCTGGCACTGTAACGGAACAGCAGTTTGATCAAGTATTTATTCCGCTCATTCCGAGTGTCAAGAATAACATTCAGAATACCAAGAACCTCATCACAGAAGATGCTAATGCCGGATGGGTTCGTGGTGGTCTTCCCAGTCGCTCTTATATTCGTGATGTGAATTGCTAAGATCGTAACGTCGTGACTTAAAATGTCAAACGACTATTAATCCGTCATATCTCTAATTTAACGAAGCTCAAAAGCTTCGTTAAATTAGAGATACTAGGGTAGAATGAGCTCATATCAGGAAGCATTTGAAAAACCCGCTATGAAAACGCAAACTGAGAAAGATGAAAATCCTCAATCGTATGAGTATGGTGAGTATTCCGTTCAGCATGTAAAAAGTGCCCGTCATATTCTTGGTCTTGTCGGTGGTAATGAAGTATCCGGCATTAAGGGAAATATTGTAGATCTGGAATCTGATCTACGCGGTATTACACGGCCGACAACTCGTAGCAATGCGCGTCAACACCAGCCGCTCCATATAGCACAAAGTAGCATCGAGAGAAAGAATGCTAAATACACAACACCTCTTCAAATTAATATTCAACCGACGCACTTACCTAGCTATCAATTATGGGCGTATCCTGCTACATTTGCGCCGCTACCTTTTAAGAAAGAAGCGTGCCAGAACCCTGAAAAGTTTTGAGTTACCTTAAAATAGAGATACCACGGTAGAGAATGGTAGTTACCAGAAGAAAACGTATAACAAAACGTATAACAAGAGAAGTTATTGCTCCTATTATACGCCGTTCGAATGCTGCTTCAAAAAGTTCGCGGTTAGCTGTGCCATTTTGGGCATATAGTTTGAAGTCTCCAAAATGTACACGAAAGCAAAAAAAAAATAAGTATCTTCGTTAAATTTAAGTCTCACCGGTAGAAGAAGATGAATGATGAGCGCGCATCTGTAAAACAACAATCTCTTACCCGTTTACGAAATGATAATTTTCGTCAAGCAGATGATATGAGAATTACAGGATATTCTCTTCAGTATTATCTGAATGCTCCCGGTATTAATTGTCCTACCTCATTTCCTGTAGATGCTACGACACGCATTCAGAAAAATGGAGCAAGCTGGGTAAGTGCGCAATGGAAAACAGATGTTGAGTCTGATCTTAAGAATATTAATAGGCTTGGTACTCGTGTTCGTGATAATACAGCATCTTACCAGCCATCAACAAATAAATTTAATCACATGCCTCTTGAAGCTGCTCCCGACGAGAGCTTTCCACTTCTTTTCAATCGCATTTATAACCCCCCATGTACTCTTCGCGCAACAGGATGGAATAGATGGCAACCTCTTCCCCATAATCCGCAGCTAGCATTTGAAACACCATTCGATTTCTTCATTCCTTCCCGTTCAATCGACAAGGAAATCTATAAGACGCATTGATATGGATATTTATCTTAAATAATAAAACTCTTTGAGCTTAATTATTTTAGGTATATTTTGTGTGCTTAAATTTCATAACCCGCGTTAGTATGGAGTACGTAGCTCTAGCAGGACTTTTAGGATTGGGACTGACTGTTGCAAAATTAAGTAATCCTTCACAAGACGATGCTCCTATTTCTATGAAGAAGAAGTCAACAAAGAAGTTTTCATTAGGAGAAGCATTTGTCGATACACCCTTAACAACACCGTTGACAACAATGATTAAAGGTGGTTCAGCAAAGGGCGCACACCAGGAACTTGATTTAATGTACAAAACACCTGGTGGAACTATCTATCCAAGTGAAGTCAATCCCGGACCTCAAGGAAGTGCGTTTGGATATGCTACACAGATGCCGAAAAAGCAGGATTATGGAGCTTCGCCTTCTCCTCAAGCAATTGATACAGCCACGTCACAGGTTAAATTAAATGCGGCTGGTAGTGAATATAATTCTTCATATCTAACTGAAAACTTTATAGTAAGTCCTCTTTCTGGAGCAACAATCGCATCTACTGATTTTACTCATAATAATATGACACCATTCTTTGGTGGTCAGGTTCGTCAGAATGTGGGTCCGAATACAAATACAAGCATCCTCGATTCATTCACAGGTGCTGGAACTACGAATATTGCGAAAAAGGAGGTTGAGACAATGTTTAATACGGCCCAGACCCCTTATGGAAACCCTGTTGGAATGGAGAACAATACAGAATTTGTACAAACTCGTATTGAGACACCTCGTAATCGCTCTGGCGAGAAGCCATTTGAACCTGTGCGTGTAGCCCCTGCTGTTAAAGAAGGATTTGGTAGTACAGGTAAAGGAGGTTTTCAGCAGTATGAGGTAAATGAGACAATGATGCGCAGTATTAAGCGTACAGATGATCTGCGCACTGCTGATAAGCCTAAGCTCACATATGATAAGCCTGTAATTCCTGGTGTAAGCTTTATAAGTAATTCTGCGAATAGCACTGGTGAAGTTCGTAAATATCGCCCTGATGGTTTTTTTATTGACGAGTCAGGTGAACGATTTGTAGGCGCATTCGCACAGGATATACAGAAGGAAGCAGTTCGCCCTGTTCAGGTGATGAAGCAGCAGGCTCGCCCTGAAACATCAGTTGAATATGTGGGCCCTGGCGCATCGCAAGCATTTGGTGACTCCTATGTTGTTGGATCTTATCGTACACCCATGGCCCAGCAATATGGTGGTGCTGGATATCGTAATGCGGATGCGACAGGATACACTACAAATGACCCTGATGCGCCTGAAGCTGATTATGGACGCTCTTCAATTGAAATGCGGCCGAATGAGCGGTCTGCTACAGGAGAAAGAACAATGGGTCTGAATTTAGTGCCTGCGGATACAGGTGGGCTAACTGTTCACTTTGCGGATCCTAGCCGTCCTACTCGTCGTGAGGAAACAAGTGGAAATATCCGCCAAACAGGAACACCTGTTGGATATGCTAGTAGTGCGCCCGCAATTACGGTGTGGGATCCGAATGATGTTGCGCGCACAACAGTAAAGGAGACAACGGTTCACTGGGGTCGGTATGGACCTGCGGCGCCGGCTGATGGACCTACACGTCTGAAGATTTATGATCCTGATGATATTGCGAGACCTACACAGAAAGCACAGTTATCAGCGAAGTCTGAGCATTTTGGCCCGAGTGTCTCTGTTAATAAGGATTTTACCAGCCACGATGCTGCGTATAATATGCGGACAAATCCGAATAGGGAGCAGGTTGCGAAGGGCCGCAAACCGATTGCTGGAAATGGTAATGTTGCTGTGTTTACAGGTGAGAAGTCAGGTGTAACTTATAAGAAATTGGATGCTGATAGTATAAATGATCGCGCAAATGCGGCAACACGCGTAAATAGTATCCCATCTGGTGTTGCTGATCTAGGACAGGTTAAGTATCGCGTTCCTCTTGAAATGGATGTTAGCAAACAGCGCAATACACGCGAGATGATTGCAGCAGTTGAGAACAATCCTCTCCAGCAAAGTATCTATAAGAACGCGGTCCATGACGAGGATCTTCTTCAGGAGATGCTGAAGGGTATGTAACTTTGTGACTTTAAATAAATTAAAGTCTAACTGGTAAGATAATGGCCCCTAAGAGACTAACTATTCCTTTTTTAATAGCATCAGCAGTTGTAGCATTTCTTACAATTATCGCAGTAGCACTTTATACATATGCTACAGATTCTCCGTATCGGATTTCTTCAGAAGAAGCAAAGCAGCGCATACAGAACAAGAAAATAGATGTTATTCTTGATGTACGTACAGACTGGGAACTCGCAACTCTAGGCGCATATCCTGGCTCTCTTCATATTCAGAGTGGAGATCTCGAGGTTGAAGCACCCAAGCAGCTTCCAGATAAGAACGCGCGTATTCTCGCATATTGTAATACAGGTCATAGAGCTCGTATGGCAACTGATAAACTTCATTCTCTAGGCTATAAGAATGCGGTCTATATTTCAGGTGGCTATAAATCTATTAACGTCGTGACTTTATTTTAACGAAACTAAAGTTTCGTTAAAATAAATGTCCTACGACTAATTTGGTGATGATCTTAAATTTAACGAAGCTCTTTGAGCTTCGTTAAATTTAAGTCTCACCGGTACCGGTGAGACTTAAAATAAAGTCACGGCGTTATGTAAAATTGCGACGCTAGGTCTAAGGCATTTTTAATAAACAAAGAAGATGGCATCAAAGCCCAAAGGCGCAATTCTAGTCTGTGGAGAACCCGGTACAGGAAAAACAGAATGGATACGAAACCAGTCAAAACTTCAGAAGGCCAAACTTTTTCGCTGGAATACACGTATTGATCGCTCATTGCGAGAAGGCCGCGAGGTCCTACATCAACAGGTTCGTGCTAGAGAACCAATGTTCATATGGCTTGAAGGCGCTGATGATCTAACACAAGAGGCTCAAGCATTTCTTCGCAGAATTCTGGAGACAGCATCGCCTAATATTACATGTATACTCGAAGTGCGAGAACCCTGGAAACTGTCTCCGCCTATTTTGAGCCGCTGTACAATTGTAAATATGTCTTCAAAAACATCTTATCGAAAGGCGAAAAATCTGGAAGAAGCGAAACGTCTTGGATTTATAAAACCATCAAGACTACCTGATATTCCAGTGTGGAGTGACATTCCTCGTTTTCGCCAAGAAGGCGTTGACCCATTTGATCTTTTTGAAAAGTGTTTTGCTACATATGGCTGGGATGATGTAGTTCTACAACGATGTATGGCTGCGATTGGAAGTGGCGCATCTCCATGGGCTCAGCTTGCTTTCTTTTTACATACCCGGTCTATCGCGTGAAAATAAGTATCAAATGAACACACCTTTAAAAAGATATGGATTCTACTGGAGAGAATATTGGCGTCTATTCTGAAGCAAAGGGTGAGTATACACGCCAACTTTGTCAATTTATTGTACCTGCGTTAATGACTTATTTCTTAGAAATCATTGAAGATGTAAAGCAGAAAGATACGGATTCTAGAAAACTTCTTTGGAATTTTCAAAACTATCTTAAAGATATCCCCGAGTGGAACGTAGATAAAGTAAAGCGTGAGACTGGACGTATCCAATCATTTGTTAAATGCGATTATCTGGAAGAGCTTCTCACGGCTGTTTTTATAGCGCATACCAAAGTTTTATCAGCTATACGTCTTACAACAAAACAGAAGAAACTACAGATTTCTATTCCTAAGCTCGAACATTTTCTTCATCGCACACTCTCTGATTGTGCTCGCCTAGTATGGTCAAATGTGTATCTTTTTACACCTACGGGAGCTGCTGTTGAAAGACAGAAGAATTTAAATACAGTTGAAGGACTTCTTAATGAGGGTATTTTACAGTCTATAAGGACAATGTTACCTGTAAAGAGTATTCTACGGGAATATCTTCATGAAGATGGTGATGATCTTGATGATGAAGCAAAGCCATCTGAGAATATTGAAGAAGAGAGCAAGCCTGTTGTCACTGAAGAAGTCAAGCCTGTTGTCACTGAAGAAGAGAGTAAGCCTCTAGAAGCTAAGGTTGAAGAAGTCAAGCCTGTTGAAGAAGAGAGCAAGCCTGTTGTCACTGAAGAAGTCAAGCCTGTTGTCACTGAAGAAGAGAGCAAGCCTGTTGTCACTGAAGAAGTCAAGGCTCTTGTGGCTGAGGAAGTTGCGCCTCCGGCACAGACAATTGTGATCGATACTGAACCTAGTGTAAGATTTACAAATATTGATACTGTCTTTCAGCCTACGGGTGAATCAGATGATGTAGCATCAATTGAAGAGGTGAATATGGATGATACACTTCAGTTTATGGATACAGCACCAACTTCTTTGGATGGAGCATTAGATTATGAAGAGATCTAACGCCTAATGTCTATTTTGGTTATAAATAAAGAACTTCTTTGATATTCTTTATTTATAAACAGCGGGAAAGAAGCCCACGTTTTTTTCCTTGAGAGCCTCAGAACATGTCATCCACTACACTCGCTGCTGGAATTGCTCTAGGTGGAGTTATTATTTCGGGTATGGGTGCTGCGACTACATATACTATGGAGAAGAAACAACCTACAATAAAATCAATAATGCGTGATTTTATTATTGGGTGTGTTCTTGTTCTTATGCTTGTACAACTTCTACCCGATTCAGTTCAGACTGTCATGGGATTTCTTCCCTCGGCTTCAGCTGTCCTAAGTGGCGCAGCAGCAATAGCAGCAACTGCTACAGGAACAAGTGATCAAACTAATGAGATGGAAATACATGTAGGTGTTCCAGGGTTTTAATAACGTCGGTTAATAAATCGGATATGCTTTTTCAGGCTTCTCTAATGTTTTGAATTGTGAGAATGGCATCTTATGTATTTGATCAGATGGCACAGCATTGTGTATTTTTGCTGCTATATGCGAATAGAGATCAAAATCAGGAAATCTCTCAGATCCATCAGGATCCATAAGAATATTTTTATCATCATCATCAATCATCCAAGACCAAATACAATTATAAAGTGGTGAGACTGTTTCACGAACAACCAGTCCCTCTTCTTCGCTTAATATTATCCTACTTTCAGTATCAGCGGGTTTACACGGAAATATAGCCTCGAATAAACTGACTGCTAAACGTGATAGATCAAATGAGGGATTAGGAGGTACTATAGTACGAGGATTGGGTACGAGTGGTTTGAAACTATATTGTCCATACGCATCATTTCCCTTTCTAAAATCATCACTTATGATTATATTATTATTAATAGTAAAAATACTCCGCCCAAAATCAATTAGACGGAAGATTTTTCCATAGGTCGGTACTTTCCAGAGAGTACCCGCAGTATCTTTATAAAATATAAATTTTTCAGTTGTTGAAGTCCAGACAATATTATTTGTGTGAAGATCATTATGTGTCATGCCTAGTATTTTCTGCATAACAGAAAGTGCCGCAATAACTTGAAAAAGCCACGCAGACCACATTAATTCCCATTCGTCTGAGCCAGGTTTACACGTATGCTTATCTGAACTGAGAAGTGAGTCCATTGTGCCTTCATTTAACTCTGTGAATATTAACATTACAGGGAAATTTGGAATATCAGAATAGACTACATATTGTTCATCGATTTCATCGTCACTATCTTCATCCGACTCAGCAAAACTCTTGCTTTCAAAAGATGTTGAATGTAAACTATCATCATCCTCAATGTTTATATTATCATTATCATTCTCATCCTCATCCTCAATGTTTGTATTATCATCATCATCATCATCGTCATTATCTGAATTTTCAGGCCTGGTTAGAATATCTTTTAAAATCTTTTCAGGAACTGGTGAATTAGGACTTTCACTGTTTACAACTGATAGATTATAAAGCCCGCGACCAGATCCGTTCCAGAACCAACGTGTATTGCGAAAACTTGAATATTCGTCATTAATATTAAATCTATACATATCAGCGCGTGCGCAGAAAGATCCATAAAAGTTATTAAAATGAGGAGATACGCCCGCTAATCTTAGTTTTCCAAGAGAATATGCTGCGAGGGCCTCGACATAGGCTTGGTTCCAAGGATCCTGTATTTTATGCCAGGCTGCTGTCCATGTTTTTGAATGCCATGGTAATCCTGCTTCTTTGGGTAGACTGTAGCGTCCTTGCATCCATCGAATAGGATCAAGTAAATGTGTAACTTTCAGGTACGCATTTATTTTACGATCAACCTTATTTTCATTTATAGTCAGAGAACACGGTCCATAACCACCTGAACAATCTATTGACGTAATTCTCCATGGAGTATCTAAACAAAACTTTGATGATTGATACTTATTAATACGAAAGACCTTCGCAAGAGTAGGAAAAAAAGTTTGAAGATTACGATATCCTTTTACATGATGTAATTCATCAGATATTTCTTCTAAGAGGAATTTTGGAATAGGAAGTGTCATCCCCCGGAGTTTATTTTCTACTGGCTCCATCTTTTCATCATCGAGAATCAATGCTTCGTGTAAAAGCGCATATTTTTTCACATTGTCTAAGAAGCAAATAATATGGCCGCATCTTCAGCGATGGATGTTAGTTTACGAAAATTCGAAATGCGCAGAATTCCTCAAGATGCCGTATGTGTTTTTATTGGCCGCCGCCGCACTGGAAAATCAACACTTGTGAAGGATCTTTTATTCAATCATCAGGATATGCCTCTTGCGACTGTAATTAGTGGAACAGAAGAGTCTAATTCATTCTATTCAAAAATGATCCCGCCACTCTTTATTCACGGTGAGTATAGTCCTCTTGTATTAGCCAATTTCGTTAAACGTCAAAAGATGATTATGGGAAAAATTGTCGCAGATGAAGCATCTGGACAAAAGTCTCGTATTGATCCTCGAGCCCTATTAATTCTTGATGACTGTATGTACGATGATAATTGGACACATGATAAGAATATTCGTTATATTTTTATGAATGGTCGTCACTTTAAGGTATTTTTCTTAATTACTATGCAATATCCTCTTGGAATTCAACCTGCTCTACGAACAAATGTGGACTATGTCTTTATTTTGAGAGAGCCTTACTTGAGTAATCGCAAACGTATATTTGATAACTATGGATCTGCTTTCCCTTCATTTGAGTTTTTCTGTCAGATTATGGATCAATGTACGCAGAATTATGAATGTTTAGTTCTTGATAATACAACACAGAGCAATAAATTGGAAGACATTATCTTCTGGTACAAGGCTGAATTTCACGGAGAGGTTCGTATTGGAGCACCTGAGTTCTGGGCACATTCTGCTGCGAATATGCGCGATAAGAGTGAGGGAAATCAGTATGATCCTAGAGCAGCATCAAAGTTAAAGGGACCGGCTATTTCAGTTCGCAAGATATAATTTTTAAGTCTCACCGGTAACGTCGCGACTTTATATAAATGTCCTGCGACTAATTTGGTGATGGATCTTAAATTTAAGTCTCACCGGTAATAAAGATGGATGAAGCTATTTATGGATTACTTATAATTGCTACTCTAGCATTTATACTTCTTCTTGCGGATAGACAAATACGTTTATCGAGATATATTGAGCCCTTTCAAGGATCAAATGGCACACGGTGTGGTGTAGATATGGCGCCTTGTAATTTCCCTCTGAGATGTGTTAATGGATATTGTAATTCAGGCAGAACGCCTCATCTTCCTATTTCATCGGGTCTCCCGGTAACGCCGTGACTTTACTTTCACGACGTTACGTAAAAAATAGACTATACTTTCTAGACTACTAGAATAGTATGGACTATCTAAAAACATATCTAAATACGCAAGTATTAACTGGTATTGTTCTTACACTTGTTGTTTTTAGTATGTATTTTCTCTACCGTTGGTTTCAAGGTGAAGCATCAGGATTTCTCGATCTTGGCGCGGAATGTGATCCACAGATTGAAAATACATGCGGGCAAAATGCGAGATGTCAACCGGATGAAACTGGAGAAAAAGGTGTCTGTTTTCCAAATGAAGAGGATGAAGAAAATGTAAATTCAGAATAGGAATAATGGCGAAGTCAAATAATGTCCTGCTTGGCGTGTTTGTGTCTTTTGTGATCATCATGGTTCTTATTGCGCTTGTTAGAGCCGTATTTCCTGGTGTTCTTCGCGATGGATTTTCGGATTTAAGTTGCTATGGCGTTGCGTGTAATGAAGGTCAATTCTGTCAGAATAAGGTATGCCGTGATATCAATCCTAAGTATCAGAATAACTATTATGATGAGGGTATTGACAGCTTTAAGAACAAGGATAAAATTTATTAAAATTTTGATGATTATTAATCACATGAATTTTACTTACTCTCCATCTTGCGCTGCATCGCAAGATCCGCAGGTCCCTCAAACATATTGTTAAAGTTGCTAGGCGCATCAGTTGTAGCGGCACCCCCAGTGCGTCCACGGCTGCGGTTCTCGCGCATAAACATCTCACGCGCATCTTCATTCTCCTTGTACTTCTTCATTAGAGTGTTAAGCTGCTCTTCAGCATACTCCTGCTCATTGACATCAGACGGCTCAGGATCCCACGGCAGCCACTTACCAACTTCGCCAAGTAAGATATTGTGGATCTGGTCGCTGCGCTGTAACTTCTTGGCGCGAGCCTCAGCTTCAGCTCTATTTGAGAATACTCCACGTATCTTGAGGCCACGAACACTCGTGTGAAAATTGTTCTGCTCAGAGAACTGTTCTTCGAGCTTAGTCCTGTTCTTATAAAGATAGTCGTCATAGGCCTCCTTCAGCTTCGTGTCCTTCATGTCCTTCTCATTTTCCTTAATAAATGTCTGAAGACCATCCATTACCGTGTCAACACGAATACGGCTATTGCGACAAAGATCAGAACATCCACTGAGGTCCTGCTTATCGAATTCTACGGCCTGCGCATCAAGCTTTTGATTGATACCTTGGATCGTCTTCGCCAAGTATCCCTCTAAGTTACGAACGCGGAGCATAAATTCATACTTATTCAGAAAACTCTGAAAGAAGAAAAGATCCTTTTTTGCAAGAACCTTCTCCGGGCTTAGAAAACTGAGAAGGCACACCTTCTGACCAGAGATCTCAGGGTCCTCATTCAGAAAATCCTCACGTTCAGTTTGGCTTGACATCCTATATACTTTCTGGTTCTTTGTCTTTAGATTAGAACGCATGCGGATAAAAAATATTTTAACATAATATAGAGTTAAATGGACTTCACTACGGAGATTGTAAACCGTGCTATTAAGTATTTAATCGAGGGTCTTTTTGTCGCGATCGCCGCGATCTTTATCCCTAAGAAGTCTCTGCCGGTTGAGGAAATCCTGACGCTCGCCGTAGTCGCGGCGGCCATATTCGCCATTCTCGATGTTGTAAGCCCTAGCATTGGGGTTACGGCGCGTCAGGGCGCGGGCTTCGGTATTGGCGCGAACCTAGTTGGGTTCCCTATGCGCGCGTAAACAATAACTAAACATCAATCTCTGAGACTTTATCCTTAAAAAGTCTATAAAAAGTCCATTTAATCAAAAAACCGTCAATGTGATTTCTAGATATAAATAAAATTATCTATATCTAGAAATAAGATGAAAATATCAGTATTCGTGATCATTTTAATAGTTATTCTTTTTGCTTCTATATTCTATCTAGAGCTAAATAGTAGAGAGTTAGAGGGTTTTGATACAACTCTTTGTAATAGTCTCGATGCTATAAAATGTACAAACACGGCAGGTTGTAACTGGATCTCATCAAGCAGCACATGTGTTTCATGTGTTGATCTCAGTGGATGTAGCGGATGTGTAGATACTGGTAATTGTGTATGGTTATTGGATGATAAAAAGTGCGTATTAGCTGATCGTATGGGATTTCCTACTGGACCAAATAAGGGTGCTAGCTTTGCTGATACACCTGAGACATGCTTTATGAAACCCCCAACTGTTATTAATCCTGATAACAGTGATCAGCCTGATTTATCTCTCCCTATTCTGTCATATTCAGGTACAGCATGTCCTGATACTGACGCAATTGTAGAAACTGTTAAAACAAAGATTGGCACAGATTACATTAAAAATTTGGTAAATGCTGAATTAAAGAAGAATGGTATAAAAACAGTTGAAGGGTTTACTGGCCATGAAGATGCTATTGCGCTTGCTGTAGTTGGATCTATCTCAGATGATATCCGTGATCTTATAACAAAGGCTATTAAGAAGTAACGTCGTGACTTAAATTTAAGTCTCATTGGTACCACAGTATGGAGAACTATATATGCCGACATTGTAATGTAAATTTAGATAATGGAGATATATATGAGCATTTCTTTCTTATATATATTGACCATAAAAAGGCTTTGGAGACTGCTACCAGATATGGGTGGTCAGAGACCAATAAAATACATTTTAATAAATCAATAATTATTCAACCCGATAATGCTGCGCAATATGTTATATGTCCATTTTGTAAGAATAAATATCCTTTTAAATGCTGCGAATATACTGCCAGCGTAAATCTTGACAGATGAGTTTCCAAATCTTATCTTGAATATAAAGCTTATCACGATTTTTCAATAGAGGAAAACAGGGTAAATACTCATCCAGCTCTAGCAATTCGCAAAACTTGTAGAGAACATATGAATAGGAGAGGAAATTGCTGCGACCCTTAGGACAATGTGTTTGGAACGACGGCTGAATTTCCTTGAACATAAATCTCAACTTTTCTTCAATCTCGCGAGACATCACTGGCGCATTTTCTCCATTCAATCTATTGAGAATATGAGGCACGTGCTCGTAATATTTATTGTAGTGGAGTTTACGTAGAATTTCCTTGATCTTACTCGGCTTCAGAGAATTATAATCTGAAATACGCTCTTTCTTGAGTTCATCGACAATTTCATCATAGACGTAGACAGGAATTTCAGTGCTCTCTTTGGCTTGAAATTGCGCAAGCCATTCATTAAAATGGTTAATACGCTTATACGCATAGTATGAAACTTCACGCGGCGGATCTTTGTAACTCGGTTTATCTGAATCAATGAGAACGAATTCTTGATAGCCGCACTTAGGGCAAGTAAACAGAGCCTCATTTTGACTGAAAATCATCTCAACATTACATTCATCACATTCACCATAAGGATCATTCAAAACTTCTGTTGTACTGCGCGCATGTTCTGGATCTACTTTCTGTAAATATGTCTCTAAGATTTTATCACGTCGCAGCCGCTCACCAACAGGTGCCGCAACAGGCATATCAGATGCGCTCTGAAGAGAACTCAAGATATCACCTGGTTTTGACTTGTACATGGAGTTTTTTAAAACACCCTCTGCGCCATTATTAATTCTTTCTTGTACATCGTAATATTGATAAAGAAGTTCACCAGCGTTGAGAAAATAGTCATAGACTTCATTTCCACCCTTTCTCTTCTCAATCTCCTTTTGTAAGTTCTTTATCTGTTGTTCAGTTTTCTCATACTGAATATCATCAGATGATTGGATTTTGTCTTCAAGCTCATTAATAGTAGTTTCAAGTTCGCCGACTTGTTTTTCACGCTCGATCATAGCAGTCAGTTGAACCTGGTGAACACTATCAAGAGTTGTACGAGCCTCAGGATTACTTCTCTTCGTAGGACGTATCTTAAAGAAAGCATCATTTGTAGACATGGCTCAAGAATACTATAGTTTTTGAGCCATTTCTTTTAGACCGGTCGTGACTTTGTCTCCCGGTATTTTGATTTTCAAATTAATCCCGGCGCCATCTTGAAATTAGGAAAAAGTTTCCTTTTTCCGAAATTTATCTATTTTACCAAATTTTTTCTTCTTAGCAGGTATATACAATGACAGGAGGTGGCCTTATGCAGCTCGTCGCTTATGGTGCGCAGGACGTTTACCTCACGGGTAACCCGCAGATCACATTCTTCAAGGTAGTTTACCGTCGCCACACCAACTTCGCCATGGAGTCCATCGAGAACCCGTTCAACGGCTCCCCTGGCTTTGGCAAGCGTGTCACGTGCACGATCCAGCGCAACGGCGATCTGATCCACCGCATCTACCTCCAGGCCACGCTCCCGTCTGTCTCTCTCCAGACGTCTGACGGCTCTGGCGCGCAGTTCCGCTGGCTCAACTGGGTCGGTCACAACCTCGTCCGCAGCGTCGAGCTCGAGATCGGCGGCCAGCGTATCGACAAGCACTACGGACAGTGGCTCCACATCTGGAACGAGCTCACGCAGGAGGCGGGCAAGCAGGCCGGCTACGCCAAGATGGTTGGCAACATCCCGCAGCTGACGAACCTGCTGGTTCAGGGCGGCGAGGCGTGCGACAATGACTGCGGCTCAAGCCCTGAGGGCCCCAACACGTCCAGCGAGGTCCTCACATGCGCGCCGGATTACACGCTGTACATCCCGCTCCAGTTCTGGTTCTGCCGCAACCCTGGCCTGGCGCTCCCGCTGATCGCGCTCCAGTACCACGAGGTCCGCATCAACCTCGACTTCAACGACCTCCGCAACCTGTGCTTCGACATCACCCCGCAGATCACGTCCAACCTCCACACGATCCGCGACCGTGTCAATGGCCAGAACCTGACGGCCGCGTCCCTCTACGTCGACTACATCTACCTCGACACGGATGAGCGCCGCAAGTTCGCCCAGGTCTCCCACGAGTACCTGATCGAGACGCTCCAGTTCACGGGCGGTGAGTCTGTCACGTCCTCCTCCAACAAGCTCAAGCTGAACTTCAACCACCCGTGCAAGGAGCTCGTGTGGGTCGTCCAGCGCGACAGCTACGTGTCATGCGACGACACGGTCATCAACCCGTGGAAGGGCCAGCAGCCGTTCAACTTCAGCGACTGGTGGGACCGGTCCGTGCTGGAGTCTGGCTACTCTGTCACGCGCTTCGAGGGCATGGCGGGCAAGAACCCCGTCGTATACGCGCTGCTCCAGCTCAACGGCCACGACCGCTTCCAGGGCCGCGAGGGACGCTACTTCAACGAGGTCCAGCCGTTCCAGCACCACACCAACGTGCCGGCTGTTGGCATCAACGTGTACTCCTTCGCGCTCCAGCCTGAGCAGCACCAGCCGAGCGGCACGTGCAACTTATCACGCATTGATAACACCACGCTGCAGCTCACGGTCTCCAACAACGCGGTTGGCACGGTCACGTCCTCAACGGTCTACGTGTACGCGACGAACTACAACGTACTTCGCGTCATGAGTGGCATGGGCGGACTTGCGTACTCAAATTAGTAACTTGGATACTCCAATTAGTAATTTCTGGCAAAAACTAAGTAGATTCAAAATTGATAAAAACATATTTCTCTTCCTATTAGAAAAAGAAATATGGAGTTATTATTTGACGGATTAATAGTCGTTTGACATTTATTTAAAGCATCAACTAATATGTATTTATAAAGTAGAGATGCCTAGAAATCAAAAGCCGATAAAGTCACTTGTTGGGATACAGTCAAACCAAAACCAGGTACAAGTAAAACCGCAAGAGACAATACAAAAGCCCGGTCTTTTGCCCTCATTAGGGGCGTCAATAATGCACGGAGTTGCGGTTGGAAGCGGTAGTGGCTTCGCCCATGCTATTATCAATAGATTTTTTAACAGTGTTCAAGAGAAACCTGAGTATTCAAAGTGCTTAGAAATGACAAAGAATAACTATGAAGCATGTGAACATTTAAACCTTTAATTAGACATACTACTGTAGTATGGTTCCACCTGTCCGCTGGTATCATTTTTTATCTGTATGGATGTTTATACTTTCAGTTCTCTATCCTCTTCACCGCATTTCAACCTACCCTCTTCTTCTACTTTCAACAGTTGGGTGTATAGAAGCCTTTCGTGATAATATTTTTGAAAAGAAGCTGATCGTTCTTGCTCTTCATCTCTTACCCTTCTTATGGATACCATATGAGCTATCTACAACAACATTTGCGTTCACTTTTACTATTATTATACTCTATCTTGTGTTTATTCAAGCTCTTGGAGAAACACCCTACAATATTTATAAGACGTCACTCTCTGAAAAACATAAGACTATACAGGAATTTATTTATGAGAGAATTGGAGTACTAATATAATAATCACCACAGCAATAATTATAAAGCCTATATAATAATTTATAGTATTAATAGAAGTGGTAGGTACATTAATAAGCTCTCTTGTCTGAGGAATACCTGTTACTAGACTTTCTCGTCTACAAATTGGACAATCCCAATCATCCTTATTTTTCATCCACATATCCCAGCACTCTTGGTGAACAATAAACTTACAACCACATGTTCTTAGCAAGGTGTTATCAACAAGTGGTTCTCTTGAGTCAAGACAAATGAAACATTCTAATATTGGAACAACTTCTGACAAAGCTGTTAGTGAATTAGTTGAATCAGATTGCTTCATTTATTTATAATAGAGTTAACTTTTTAAATTGTACTCTCGTTAAAGCAAAGAGTAAGGGCTGAACATATCATTTTGCGCTTGTCCTTTCATCATAAAGTCTTTTCTATCCACCTGGTCAGGTGTTGTCGACTGAACCTGCGGCTTCAGCATATCCCATGGTGTGCTTTGACGAGGCGGCGGCTCTTGCTTTACTTCCTCTTTCGGCTTAACGGGTTCAGGCGCCTTGTACCGATAAGGGCCCTGCATCTTTGTATTCAGTGCCCACGGGATCGCATATAATGTAAGAATAGTGATAAATGTCGCAACATAAGGTGGCATACTTTCAAGCGCGAAAGTAAGACCAGCGGATCCTATAGCTACCGTCGCTCCACCGAGTAAAGTAAGTCCACCATTTTCTACACCATATTTGTTACACGTATCTACCATTTCATTCAAGCCTACAGGTAGTTGTCTAATTATACCATTATAAAAGGTTACGTCATAAACGATTTGAACTCCTACTAAGAGAGCAACGAAGAGAAGGGGGTTCCATCCATATCCCGGAGTAATGTACGTACTATAGACATATTGTGCGATTACAAAGAGCGCAAGAAAAATGAATATATTTGCTGCTACACCTTCTAGACCAAATTTATCAAACCAATCATTGACACTTTCTCCTCCAACCTTATCGGGAAAATATCGCGCTAAAAGGATCACTACGGTATCTACGATGAGCATGGCTGCGAGAAAATACGGAAGATGTATGAGATCTTTGAATTCAGATAGGTTAGGAAGTGCTTTAGCTGTGCTCTCCATCTAAAAGAATAACAGAGAAAATAAAGAGAAATGTGGGCCTGTTATTTACTCTGTACATGTGCTGAACCCTTCAAAACATATATTGGAGTTACAGTTGATCTTAACAGAAGATTACGACAGCATAATGCTGAAATATCCGGAGGGGCAAAACGAACAACGGCGGTCTCCATTCATCGTGGCGCAAACGCATGGCGTCGAGCTTGCCACGTGGAGGGGTTTACTGGAAAGATTGAGAGCCTCCAGTTTGAATGGCACTGGAAACATGTGTCTCGTACAGGTGGCGGTGATCCTTTGACGCGGCGGTTAGCTGGCCTTCAGCGTCTTCTGTCTGAAGATAAGTGGCAGCATTTACAGGTTGTTTGGGAGTCTGAGAGTTGTCCGAATTTGTAGGGTATGAATAGGTAGAGATGAGTAACAATAATCTAAAAAGAGCAGTAGCAGCATCATTAGCCAATGCGGCTAATGCGGCTAAAAGAGAGGAAGCTGAACGTATTGCGGCTATTGCGGCTATTGCGGCTGTAGAAGAAGCTGAAAGAAAATCAATATATACTCCGTGGCAAACTGAAAAAATTAATAAATTATTGTCCGTTGAAATAACACAAGATATATATAATTTAGATCGATTAGATTTTAATGCTTTACAAGCCGAAACATCTGTTAGTGAAAAAGATAAACTACCAATCTATGAGTTACTTAAAATTTTAAGTCGTATTTATTATAGTATTTATGCTGATACAAATGAGGAAAAGAACATTTTTTTGAATGATGTAATAGTATATGTAAATGATTCAGTATTTCATATAAGTATTAAACAGATATTATTAAAGAAAATAAAGAGTATAGAAGAGTCTTCTATACAAGAGTTTGATGAAGCAAAACAACCGTCTCAAATCAGCAATAAGTCATTTAGTCAGATTAATGAGTGGGTTAAAAATTATAATATTAGTAATCAAATAAGATGTTATCCTGTAAAGGAAACTATTGATAGTGCGGTGACTGACTATAACTTTAGTATAAATTCTATAAACTATACTAAAATGTTTTCAAGTGGAAGCAATTCAGATTGTATGATCCATTCATTACTTACTGCTTCAAGTCCTTCTTTTAGAAAAATTATATCACAACATGATAAAGATAAATTAGCAACATATTTTAGAAAAAATGTTTTTTATCAAGATTCAATAAAACGCAATATAGATACTAATCCTATGAATGAAATAGAACGCAAAGTAAAAAACTGGAAGGGAAAATTTTTATGTTTTACTCCAGGTATATATCTTGAAGCCTATCAGTTAGGATTATTTTCAGATATTTATAAGTTTGTTGTTTTAATAAATGAACTTAATCTTACATATAATATTATATCAGATAATGCTGAGAAGGAAATAGGTATTTTTATGGCGAATACAGGTGGTGGCCACTTTGAGTCATTTCGTCGAACTAAGAAAATAGATAATAAGGATCCATATATATTTACACGGGATGAATTACTTGAAATTCAATCTTCAATGGTAAATCCAGCACAGAGAGAAATATCATCAAATAGATGTAAATTTAAAAATTATGATATTATTGAAGATAATAGAACAAAAGAGAAATTTGTTGTTATTAATTTAATTTTTCCTGATCAAAAACCGAATGAAACATATGTATCTTGTTCTAGTATTATTACAGTTCCATTATTAAAGAACGATCATTCAATCATCTCATTGGCTGAGATTTTAGAAATAAAAAAATTAGACATTATTAAAACAAGGAAAGATTATAATAAAAAAACACGTTTAATAGATAATTTAAAAGATTACAGAATTATATCAAGAGAAATAATAGATAAGAATTTTAATGAACGTAAAATAAATCGGAGACAAGCAGATAATTCAAATGCTGCTTATGCTAATTATCTTGCTCGCAGTAAAGCCGCAAATGCTAATGCCGCAAATGCTAATGCCGCAAATGCTAATGCCGCAAATGCTAATGCCGCAAATGCTAATGCCGCAAATACTAATATAAATACTCGTCTAGCTATAGCAGAATCTAAAGTTATTGCGTGTGAAAAAGAACTAAAAGAACTAAAAGAACTAAAATCTTTTCCTGATAAATTAAGAAGAAAAGTAGCCGCAGCCACAGCCAAAAAAGGAGGAAATAGAACAAGGCGCACTAAGAACACAAAACGCCGCAGAGTTACTCTAAAACGGTAACTTCTAAGAGAAGACTGATAGGCCGATTATTCGTATTCAAAACATTTCCAAATTCGTCTCGTAGACTAATCTGGAGTGAACGCACACGTGGCAGAATAAGACCAGGAGAAATTACATTCTCGTATGTATCTTTATTTAGCGCCTTCGTTGAAGAAGACAGTGTATCAACATCAGTACAGTATAGAATAGCAGACGGACCTGATCGTCCACCTCCCAGAAGAACAGAACGAAGATCCGCAGACGTTTCGTAATTCAAATACAGATAGATTCGCTGAAGCGGCGTGAGATTTACAGGAAAAGGCGCAGTTAAAATTTTATTAACAGCATAGACATCCGCATCAACAAACCCCATCATAGATCCAGGATTTCCTTTCCGCTGTAACGCAGGATTGTATACATTCATAAAATTTCCACCTGTTCCAAAGAGAAATCCAAATGCGTTGGACCCAGAGGAAGTTACACTCAAGATCTGGGTGACCGGATCAATCGCAACTGTATATGTATTCCCTCCATCCACAGCCTGTAAAAGTGTCTTAAGCTTAGCAGGTAAAAGAGCCACTGTATATGCTCCAGGTGGAAATGTAATTGTCTTTTTCTCGGATCCTGTGTCAAAGATGAATGAATTAAACGGCGCATCAATTGTGTACAGTGGAACAGGCACAGTTCCTCCAACAAGAACTAGCGAGGTAATATTCTTCAGAGGATAGGGTGATATCCATTGAAAATCAGCAGGATTTTTCTGGGTAGTAAAGTCACGGTCATTACTGTTCACTTCAATGCGTAGCACCCGCTCTCCGCGTTTTCCTTTTAAAGGTTCAGCCTGAAGTGCGGCCCCTGAACCTGTTGTAGTAAGCGCACTTGGCGCAAGAGGAGTTACATTCGGACCGGAAACAGGACGTGATACTTCAAGCCGCTGCATATCTGATTTACAGTCAATAAAATTGATACCTTAATCCCACGCATATAAAGCAACAAGATGTCATTCCTTCGCACAGTAAACGTGGCCGATCCGTGTACCACATTCCCAGATACACTCGCTATCCAGTATAATTTCCCTCTAGATCCATTCCAGCAGCACGCAATCTCAGCAATTCATAAGAATGAGAATGTGCTAGTGACTGCGAAGACAGGTTCAGGAAAGACCCTCGTCGGTGAATATCAGATTGCGCACAGTCTCGCAAAGGGTCGTCGCGTCTTTTACACAACTCCCATCAAGTCCCTCTCCAATCAGAAGTTCCATGATCTGAAGCAGATGTGGCCAGGAAAGGTTGGAATTATGACGGGCGATATCAAGTTTCAGCCTGATGCGCCTATTGTAATTATGACGACTGAAATCCTGCGCAATCTTCTCTTCAAGTACGACTCGAGCACCAAACATCTTGGTCTATCTGCGTCACTAAGTTTGGAGAACTTGGATGCGGTTGTCTTCGACGAGGTCCATTACATTAATAATAAGGAGAGGGGGCGTGTGTGGGAAGAGACACTTATTCTTCTTCCGCGCCATGTGAACCTTGTTCTCTTGAGCGCAACGATCGACGGCCCTGAACTCTTCGCATCCTGGCTCGGTGAACTGAAGCAGAAGCCTGTTCATCTGATTTCTACCCAGTATCGCATTGTTCCTCTTACGCACGCAGTTATGCGCGGAAAGACCTTCTACACCATTATGGACAATAAGGAGCATTTTGAGAGTAATATCTACTCAGGATGGCTGAATGGGCGCAAGGAGGGTGTCGCAGCCGCAGCAGCACATCAGCGTGACGTAGCTAATCGCAGGCGTGGTGGATATGAAGATCCAGTTGTCCAAGGACCCAAGAAGCCTGCGACCTATATTCATCAGGTGAATGAGTGTATTGAGACCTTGGCTGAGAAGGAACTGCTTCCAGCACTCTTCTTCACGTTCTCGCGCAAGGGTTGTGAGACATTTGCGAAGAAGATCAATGGTTCTCTTCTAACCGCAAGCGAATCCGCATCCGTCAAGCACATTATTGACTTTCATCTCCACCACTATCCTGCGATCTACAATGCGACAAAGCAGTATTTCATCATCGCAGAACTTCTTCAGCGTGGTATTGCGTTTCATCACAGTGGTCTCTTGCCTCTGCTTAAGGAGATCATCGAGGTTCTCTTCGCAAAGGGTCTTGTCAAGGTTCTCTTCGCAACTGAGACATTTGCTGTAGGTATTAATATGCCGACAAAGACCGTTGTCTTCACAGGGTATGAGAAGTATGATGAAGAGACGAATGGAATGCGCGTCCTCTACACGGATGAGTACATTCAGATGGCAGGTCGTGCTGGTCGCCGTGGAAAGGATAAGGAGGGGCTCGTTCTCTATCTTCCTGAGCGCGAGCCTATCTCTCTTGGAGAGGTTCAGCGAATGATGTGTGGCAGCAAGACTACATTTATCTCGCGGATGAGTTTCCACTATGACTTTATTCTGAAGACACTCCAGTCCAATAATACTACATGGATTGGTCTCATGACCCAGAGTTACTGGTACCAACAGCATCAGCGTGTTCTAGAGAAGACACGTAATAGGCTCACAGCGACCGAAGCAAAACTTGCGGCCATCACTCTTCCACCAGATGTCGTCGCAGATATGCTACTAAAGGAGGAGCTTGAACAGACGCTCAAAACCTCTGTGAATGCTGCGAAGAAGAAGGCGCAACAAGCGATGGAGCAGTGGAAGAACCAGCATATGGGCCCCGCATATCTTCTTCAGTGGGCCAAGTACTGCGATATGAAAAAGATCCAGATCGAGTTGGACGCAGTAAAGGCCGAGCTTACAGCAACAGAAAAGCACCATGAGACTATTTATCCTCTTCTTCGTGTTCTTGAGACGGCAGGGTTCCTTGAGCCATTTGAGGATCCTGCGACGTCTGATCTGAAGCTAACACAGCTTGGTGTTCTAGCCACTGAGCTTAACGAGGGTAATCCTCTTCTTATGGCCTATGCGTTTAATGAGGGGCTATGTGATACTCTCTCTGGAGAGGAAATTCTCTGCTTTCTCTGCGCATTCCTGAATGAGGGACGTGAGACAGGTCCAATCCTTTCTGCTGTTCAAATCCCGAGTGAGGTTCGTAATACTCTGTACAGGCTTGATGGACTTCTCGACGTCTTCTTCGATGCGGAAAAGAGGAATGGTGTTGTCAGCCCTTCTGGATTTTGGAGCCTGAATAGTTACTGGATTGAGCCTGTATGGCGGTGGATCAATGGGGAGACGATTTCAAGGGTCTGTGAGGATTATGAACTCTTCGAGGGAAATTTCATGCGGGTTGTGATGAAGGTTTCGAACTTGCTTGAGGAGTTTACGAGCCTTGCGACATTTACACAGAATGTGGAGATGCTGGCGAAACTGGAGGGGCTAAGTGCTAAGCTGGTGCGTGATGTTGCGGTTCCAGAGAGCCTTTATCTGCGTATTTAAGATTACTTTATAACCCGATAGATAAGTATGTCATTTTACGGCCAGCACGGCGAAGATAAATATTTAAAGTCACTTTTTAAAGATATGGTGCGTGGTGTATGTGTAGAAGTAGGCGCATATGACGGTATAGAAATGAGTAATACATATCATTTTGAAAAATTAGGTTGGAGATGTCTTTGTATTGAGCCTGTAGAGGCCTCTTTTATTAAGTGTAAAAAGAATAGAGCAGAAGCATTACAATATTGTATTTCTGATGTTGATAAGGCGGATCAAGAATTAACAGTATTTGCTCTTAATAAAAATCTATCAGCAATAACATCATTACAACCTGATCAGCGTTTAATAGATTCCCATAAACATTTAATTACAGCTGTTATGAAACAAACTGTAAAAGTTCGCTCATTGACCTCTATTTTCAATGAACTTCATTTCCCAACTGATATTGATTTTGTTTCAGTTGATACTGAGAACACTGAACTTGATGTATTAAAAGGAATAGATTTCAAGAAATATAATATTAAGGTATTTGTTGTTGAAAATAATTATAATGAGCCTTTTTGCGAGGAGTATCTTAAGAATTTCGGATATACAAAAATTCATAGACTTGCTGTGAATGATTTTTATATAAAAACTTAATCTTAACGTCTTACTTCTCAACATGATATACCATTCTCTTCTTCCAAGAACGCCCTAACCGGTTCGCATAAAACCCTACAAGAACACGATCTCCAGGCGCAAACGTATTTTCACAGTAGCACCGAATACTACGTTTCCAATCCGCAATATAAATGCTTGTCTTTTCTTTCTGCTCTTTCTGTACAACAATTCCATGAACGGGAACACCTGGCGCGCCAAGAACACAGTCTATGAACAAGCAATCTCGACCATGGGCTTTAGCAGCTTTGTCCAAGCGATTTAGAGACACCACATGTTTAGCATAAAGACTAGGATCTTGCGCCCCATTGTGTAGGAAACTCTTGATAACAATCTGATTTAGAATATCGGCGTAGCGACGAATAGGCGAGGATGCGTGACAGTAGATACCCTTTTCTAGACCCCAGTGACCCCCGCGTGCGTCTGCGGTTGCGTAGATCGCAGCTGGATAGGCTAGTTCTTTTGCGGGGAGACCAAGTTCCTTCATTTGTAGAAGTTTTTCTTTGGATGGTTCATCGTGTGTGCGAAGAAGACCTGCGCCTGCTATCTTCAGAAGCTCAGCCGCGCTTGTATTATAGAGGACCATAAGCGCCTCAACCCACTTATGAGTATCAGTAATATCATATCCTAAGTACCCGACAATATCCATTAGAACCTTGATGTCTATCTCTGTAGCTTGACTACAATTCTTATATGTGTAGGCCGCCCAGTTTCGAACAAGTGTCTCTTTCCATTGAAGATCTTTGAGGGTCTTACCGTCCCATGTTCCAATCAATGAAAGACAGAAGCGCTCTTCGCCAGGAAGAAGTGAGAAGATATCCTCTGAAAAGCGAGCGGGAAACATAGGGCGAACTGCGCGTCCACCTTTTGAATAGAGTGTCTGACCTAGTCGTTCCGCATATTCAAGAGATGGATTGAGTGTAACAAAGGCTGCTACATCCGCGATATTAATAGCAATATTCCAGTTAGAATCATCCTCTTTCCATAGGCTTACAGTATCATCAATATCAAGACAACCCTGTGGATCGATATTGATGGTTGGCTTATCAAGAATGAGACGTCCCTCTTTTGACGGATAAATAAGTTCAGTCGGCATTGTCTTATTAGACCACGACCATGGAGAGTATTGTAGAGCAACTGCTGCTTTTTCTACATCAATGTCGCCACATAGACCGAGAATTCGCACTAGACCGCCACGAGGGAAAGTGCTTTCATCCCAGTGTTCAAAAGCAGCAACGGCGAGACAATTCTCACGACCTGTCTCTTTCGACGCAACGAGCATAGGCGGATAGGCTTCATTGAACGGCATGAAGAGATAGAGTGGAACACCTCGTATCGAAAATCCATAGCGAACTTTGGTATTAAACTCGAGAATACCGACAAGCGGCGGATGATCGGTCCGTTCAACAAGTTCACAACCATCCGCAGTGGTTCTAACAGTATCTCCACATAGAGCTTTTCCTGCTGCTGTTGCGCCTGTAAAGTCTGCTAAAATCTGGCCTTCGGCTGTTTCTATTTGAAAGTTCACGTAGTTCTTTGTATAGAGATACATTTGGATAGTCTGATGGTAACCCTCGTTATCTTCAATTTTACCACGGATTAATAACGTCGTGACTTTACGCGGATTTTAACTATGAATGATATCAGATGTATGAAAAATAATGGCGACGTTTGATGTTGTTATTCCGCTTGGCCCGAAGGATGAAGATATTATTCAGCGATGTGTAGAGTCGGTTCATAAAAATCTCACAGGATTTCGTCGCATTTATGTAATTGCTACGAAAAAGATCGATTTATCTGGATGCTTTGTTATAAATGAAGATAGTTTTCCATTTACTCGCGAAGCTGTAGCTCAGAAGACATCTGAAGATAAAGCGGGATGGTATTTACAGCAACTTATTAAGTTTTATGCGCCTCTTCTAATAAGTGGCGCATTAGAAAATGTACTTGTTCTTGATGCGGATACTGTATTCTATAAACGTACACGTTTTATAGAAGGCGGTAAATACTTGTTTGATAAAGTGGTTGGGGCTACAAGTGAGGCTTATTATGAACATATGGCACGTCTTCATCCGTCTTTTGTTCCATGGAAGAAAAATACATCTGGAATTACAAATATGATGATATTTTCTAGACCTATACTTATTGAATTAATGGGTAAAGTGGAAGCTGCGCATGGAAAAGATTTCTGGGAGGCTTACTTGGATTGTATTCGAGGAGGCGCATCCGAATATGAAATCTATTTTAATTACATGATGAATGTGAAATCAGATATTTCTAAGATACGTCCTCTTCAGTGGAATAATTATGGTCAGCGGGCTGATACCAAGATTAGTGGTGACTGGAATTATGTTAATTATCATCACCAGCACCAGAAGAAGCCACGGACGTTTATTTAACGCTTACGCGTCGCTTTAGTCTTTGATCGTCTGCGGCGAGTAGATTTAGTCTTTCGTCCGCCTCTAAACAAGCTAAAAGGTGGGATAGATTTTAAAAAATTACAGTCACTATCTGTAGCATATTTTCTCGCCTTTGTTAAATCGGCTCCCTTCTTTTTAAGAAATAACGCAATATCACATTGATTCCATTCTAATGCGCGCATAAATGGAGTAACACCCCTATTATCTTGATGATTTATATCAGCACCTTTTTCAATGAGTTTTTCAACAACTTTTTTTAAACCACTACTTATTGCGTATGATAGAGGTGTCCAGCCATATTCATCGCGAGAAACGCATGTATTTAGATCAAAATTTATTTCTCCATTAAGTATATCTAAAGCTTGTTGAGAAGCCTTATCTTCAGAGTTCCACTCTTTAATATTTTTTGTACACGCTTGAAGCAAGGCGTCACACATTCTATTTATTGGTGAGATATAATTTTATCATAACGTCGTGACTTTATTTTAACGAAACTTTAGCTTCGTTAAATTTAAGTCTCACCGGTAAGGGTCAGACGTTACGAAGTCACGACGGTAGATCTAAGATAATGTGCGCGACAAAGTGCCTCATATTCATCCGCAGCACCCACTTCAATGATATTACCATCGGATTTCTTCCTATAAGTAAAGAGGGCCTTTGTAGGAGAACTACACCGTTTACACATCGCAGTAAGTTTTGTAACCTTATCGCAAAGTGGAATTAGTTTTAGAACATCGCCGAAAGGGCGCCGTTCGGAGTCACCATCTAGTCCAACAACAAGAACATCCTTATCATCTTCTTCAACCGCGTTTTGAACAAAGGAATAGAGATCAGTAAAGAACTGGCCTTCTTCAATGATAATAAGCCGCGCATCTTTGTAAGAATTAAGAGTACGCAACTTCATGAGAGTATCGGTTGAGACCGCGCCATGTCTCTCGTGATTGTGGCTATGAATAGCACTTTCTTCATATCGCGTATCCAGAGATGATGTAATACAGAGAACTTGCCATCCAATTGCTTCATACCGCCGTAGTGAAGAGAGAATATACGAAGACTTCCCTGCAAACATTGGACCTAGAACAATTTCAAGTGACATTTTGGCTAAAAAACTAGCTATTTAAGTTCATATCAATTTTACTTAACGCCAGTGCTACCAAACCCACCTGCGCCCCGCTGTGTATCAGAAAGCGTATCGACAATTACAACCTGCTTGATCCAGCCCATATCAGGCGCAACAATCTGGAAATAGCGCGAACCCTGGAAGCCACCATCCTTGAACATCGCATTAAACAGGAGAGGCGCAACAACCCATACAGGCGCCTTCAGTGTTCCACGATAGGAACTATCAATAACTCCCTGTGAATTTGCCATCATCATTCCAGTCTTGATGATAGATGAACGCGGACAGAGCCAATAATGAACATCCTCTTCACGTCCATCAGGCCAGACACGTACCATGCGCGCACTTGTACCGAGATCAAGAAGAGTAGGTGCTGCGCCCGCTACCATAGAAGCCGCGTCATAGTTCTGCGTAACGAAGAGATCAACTCCAGCATTCTCTGCTGAACGCTCTCCCACGGTGTTGTAGTAGACACGACCATCCGTAGTAGGCAGAAGCTCAAGACGATACCAGCAACCAGACATTTAATTCCTTGCTATTTACTTGCGCGGCGAGCCCGTCAAATTTAATCTTTTTTGAACCATATATACTGTAATGTAACAGGTGAAACCCATTCATCACCCTTCTTTTGCGGGATAAACTCCCATATCCATGGGACCCAATCATATGAAGACGTAGGAGAATAACATATATATGTGTGAACATAGTAAGGCCCTGCGATTGTTTTAACTAACGCATCTAAGAAACCGGTTGTAGTAAATGAAGTCACACATTCCCCAGAAGAGCATTGAAATGCCGACATAAATAATGCGGATGCGATATAATAATCATTTGTGCGCTCTTCTCTATGAATTGTTTTTAACCCTGATTTATTTGCGTACTTGGAGAAGCCATCGTAATTTTGAGGATATAAACCATCATTTCCACTCCATAAGAAATAAGCGCATATATAATCATATATACTATATTCACCAAAATTTTCATTATTATTATGAATACATGTGATCACATATTCACCATCTGGCCGCAATAATTTATTTATAATGGAACAATACTTAGTATATGTTCTATCGGAATCATCGCCGCTACATTTAATATATTCTAAATTTCCACATTGGATAATTAAATCATATGTGCCTATAAGTTCAGGTGTCATTTTCCACGCATCAAGTGTATATGCTTCAAATCCTCTCGACTTAACTAATTCAACCTGCTCTTTAGAGATAGATACGCCGATTGGGCGTATACCATAATTTTCATAAATATAATTTAAAAAATCACCCTCTCCAAACCCTATTTCAAGAATTCGCATCTCAGGTTTGATAGTACATTTGGATAAGAGCAATTTAAACTTCGCATCATCACTTATCTTTTTTATGTTTGCAACATTCATTTTATCATCTTTATTAATTAATGAGTTTTTATATATTTCTCTATTCCAATCATCGATCTTTTTAATATTTTCAGAAGTATGATCACGAGTATTTAATCCTAAAATGGAATCATAATTTGCTTCAGAAAAATTACTCAGTATTGGATTTTTCTTAACTATTTCACGCCAATAGTCATTATATTGATATTCAGTTGCTACGTATTTTTCAATATGTAGCCCATTATATTTTAATACTTCAAGGGTAACTTCAAGTACGATCGGTATTAGTAATAATAAATAATTACCAGATTTTATACCGTAATATACTGCGAACACAATGCTTAAATTACGTATTAAAGCGCGAATAGAAAAATGCTTAGTGTTTGTATAAAATAAAGTTACAACGATTTGTACTACTATTGTTAGAAGTATAATAAAGATTGGGCTTGGTATTTTTTTAAGAGAAGTAGCTACTTTCATTTATTATATATAAAGAAATTTAATGACCTTAACGTCACAGGACATTTAACGTCGCGACTTTATTTTAACGAAACTTTAGTTTCGTTAAAATAAATGTCCTGCGACTAATTTGGTGATGGATCTTAAATTTAACGAAGCTTTTTGAGCTTCGTTAAATTTAAGTCTCACCGGTATATAAAGTCACGACGCCAGTCTAAACATTTTTACATAGTTCTTCTTAATGGATATCAATCTTCCCGTAAGTTTGGGCGAGGCTCTCGACAAACTAACAATCTTAGATATTAAGCTACGCAAAATTCAAGATAACCGACGCGCAGATGTACAAAAAGAATATGAGACACTTGATACAATCTTGAAGCCGTATCGTACCACGTATGCGTATTATTACAAATTACTACGTGAGATTAATCTGGAGATCTGGGAACTTCAGGATACGTTTCATGGAAAAAATACATCTCCTGAGGAAGGCGCGGTTATCTGTAAGAAAATCCTGGAAGAAAATGATCGCCGATTTCGTGTGAAATCTAAGCTTAATCACGCAGCAGCTTCTACATTGAAAGAGCAGAAAGGATATGCGAAGCGCCAGGCTTTTTTCTACGGCCATCTCGGTCTCGGTGATATGTTCTGGATGAATGGCGCAGTCAGATATCTAGCCACAGCTTTTGATGAAGTTGTGGTTGTCTGTAAAGAGCGAAACCTGGCGAATGTTATCGCAATGTATGCGGATGATCCGTCTATACATCCGTTTCCACTAAAAGATGAAATAAGTGATCGTCCATTCTTCACATGGCGTCATTTTGTAGAAAAAGATGGAATTACAGTTTTAACGTGTGGGCAGCATAGTTCTAATCCCCAAGTGTATGAATTTCCACACAGTTTTTATGATGATCTTAAATTATCACGTGATATTCGTACCAGATATTTTCATGTACCGACAGTTGCTGAAGCCATTGTTTTATATGATAAAGTAAAGCATATGAAATATGCGGTTATTCATGAACAGTCTTCTGTGAAAACACTTCAGATCTGTGATGCTGTAAATAAAGAGAAACCTACGCTCCTTTTGCTTGATATTAATCGTAATCATTACGCGCCTGATCACAATTACTATAGTTTAGCAGAAACCGTTGTAGGTAAGCCTATGCTTCATTACAAGATCCTACTGGAAAATGCTGAAGAAATCCATTTGTTGGAGAGTAGTCTTTATTGTTTCGCTAGTCATCTAGATTTGTCTAAAGTGAAGGGTCGGTATTGTTATGATTCGTATGATTTTTCAAATGAGCGATTAGGTATTTTTTCTACAAAGAAGTTAACGTCCTGATCACTTAATTTAAATCTTAATGGTAGTAAATGTGTTCTAGCGGTGATATAACAGATATTAGAAGAGCACGAGCATTACTTGGAGGGGGGTGCCCTGGCCCTATGGGTCCTATAGGTCCTACGGGTCCATCAATGGATATTCCTGTTACAACATCAATTTATGTTGATTTTTTACGTGCCGATACGTATACAGAAACAGGTTCAATCGTCTATCCGTTTAAAACACTTGGCGCGGCCTATACCCTTGCGACCGCATCCGCATCCCCTACAAATCCCAAAATTCTTGTTCTGCTAAGTGGAAATACACTTGCGACTGCTGAAAATATTACATTTACAATTGGCCATATCTTTCTTGCAGGACAAAATAGTTCTGGAACACATGCTCCTGTTGTCTTTTATGGATCACTTACATTTACTGCATCCACGGATACAACTCTAGAAATAAATCGGTTCTCGATCTCTTTTTTAGCAATAACAGGCGTAGAAGATGTAAATTGTATAACATTTTCTGGAGCTAATGCGCAAATGTTATTAATGAAGGATGTATGGGTTACAGCAAATGGCGGAGCCCATGGAATTACAATGATAAATAATAATACAGGAACTGGATCTTTAGTACATATACATGATTGTAAATTTTCTCATAATGGATCTGGTGGGTATCATTGTATCGATATAGTTGCTGGAACTGCGAATATTGATACACTTGAGACGATAGGTGTAAATGTAGGTGTAATTGGTGTTGATGGCGGTACATGTAATATAATGAATGGAAATCTTCAGTCTGGTGGAGATTATATTATTGATGTATATGCGGGTGGAACACTTACACTCTCAAACAGTATATTAAAAAGTATAGTACCAGAAGCAATAGGTATTAATCTAATTGATAATGCGACAGCATTTGTTCTTAACGTTAACTTTCTTATACCATCTGATGGAAAAGCAATTGGAACAGAAAAAACAGGTAGTTCATTTACATCTGTTCTTTGGTATGGCCCAATGTATTTCTTACCTGGAACAAGTGCTGTTGTTGATGTAAATATAGGTACAAAAACTCAGATTGCTACATATCCTTAACGTCATTAAGTTAAAGATTTATTCTGTGTTTCAGGAAATCCTTGTGTTACGATTGTTGGCTCAGCCCAATAGACCTCTAGCGCAAGTTCTCGGCAAAATGAATTTAAGAGGAAGTCTATCGGCAGTGAAATTGGTTTTTTATATACAGCCTCAAGTAATTTAGCACAACATTTCTTCGATATTAAATACGAATCGGTACAACGAGTAGCACCATCGCCACCCCACCACGATGGTTGATTTCCTTTAAGAAAGATGTTACCAGAGCCGCTACGCAGGAAATCAGGTATATGAAATTCACACCCATCTCCCAGAAATACCATATCATATGTATCTGGTATTTGTTGTATATAGACTTGTAAAGCGGTTTTAAAATTATCGGCTAAAATAGAATCATCTTCAAGTATTAAATTATAATTAAAAGGATCAGCTGACTGGGAAATTAATCTCCATGCTTCAATATGTTTTTCTATTAGTGAAATACTTGTAAGTTTCATAACGTCGCGACTTTATTTTAACGAAACTTTAGTTTCGTTAAAATAAATGTCCTGCGACTAATTTGGTGATGGATCTTAAATTTAACGAAGCTTTTTGAGCTTCGTTAAATTTAAGTCTCACCGGTACCTGTATACCTGCTAATGTCAGTCAACTGTTCTCTATCATATTTTTCTATAAAATAAACATCATCTAATTGTCTACAAATGCTCTCTTTTCTATCAGTATACGGGGTATAATGAATTATATAAATCATATTAAGTATTTATATAATTAATTGCTAATCTAAAGCGAGCATCCATCTCTAGATAGTATGCGGGTAGCCTTCATAACAGGCGTCACAGGACAAGATGGATCTTATCTTGCCGAACTTCTTTTAAAAATGAAATATCGGGTTCATGGTCTTACTCGTCGGAGTTCAAATCATGGAAACTTATCACGCATTCAAGATATTCTCACACACCCTTCTCTTAAACTCCATATTGGAGATATTACAGACACCTCGGCGCTTCAAATCACGCTTTCTTCAATTTGGCAGGAAGTTTCATCCACGGTCACCGTTTTTGAAATTTATAATTTAGCAGCACAAAGTCATGTTCATCAGTCATTCTCAATGCCCGAGTATACTGCGAAAGCGGATGCTCTTGCGCCACTTGCTATCTTGGATTGGATACGTATACAGAACGATCACTCTAAAATTCGTTTTTATCAGGCCAGTACAAGTGAACTTTTTGGAAAGGTACAAGAAATACCACAAACTGAGAATACAGCCTTCTACCCTAGAAGCCCGTATGGTGTTGCGAAACTATATGCTTACTGGATTGTAAAGAATTATAGAGAAAGTTATGGTATCTTTGCTACAAATGGTATCCTCTTCAATCATGAGAGCCCTCGTAGGGGGGAAGACTTTGTAACACGTAAGATAACAAAAGCATTTGCAAATGATCAGCTTCTAGAGGTTGGTAATTTAGATGCGCGACGTGACTGGGGCCATGCTCGTGATTATGTAGAAGGAATGTGGTTAATTCTACAACACACGGTAGCTGACGACTTCATTCTCGCAACAGGTGAACAACATACTGTCCGCGAGTTTATTGAACTTGCTTATAAAGCAAGGACGGGAAATGCGCTTCTATGGAAAGGTACTGGATCTGATGAATGCGGATATGACAGTCTAACAGATGTTCTAAAAGTGCGCATCAATCCCGTCTTTTATCGTCCTTCAGAGGTTGATACACTTATTGGAAATGCGGCAAAAGCGGCGCGAGAGCTAGGATGGTCACCAGTAACGTCATTTAATGCTCTTGTAACAGAAATGATAGACGCAGACTGTCTTGAAGTGCGTTCCAAAAATTGACTTGATATCCACGAACAAAGCACTTAGAAAACAAGAACTAATACAGAAGAGGGATGCCATCTGGACTAGTTAGACCGAGCTCAGAGATTGAGCCTATTGTAGGAATTCAATTTGGTATCTTTAGTCCCGACGAGATTGAAAGGCGCTCGGTTGTAGAGATCACAAATGCTGGAACATATGATGGCAATGAGCCTCGCATTGGAGGTCTCTTTGACCCTCGTATGGGTGTTCTAGATAATGGAAAGACCTGTCGCAGTTGTGGTCAGACAAATCATCATTGCCCGGGTCACTTCGGCCATTTCCGTCTTGCTCGGCCAGTATACTATATTCAGTTCTTTCCGATTGTATTGAATATTTTGAGTTGTACGTGTATTCGTTGTAGTAAGCTACTTGTTGACAAGCATCTTCATCCAAACCAGACCAAGCGTCGCGGTGAGGCTCGGTGGCGTCAGATGCTTGCTCTTACAAGCAATATTGGGCGGTGTGGTCAAGAGACGGAGGACGGGTGTGGCGCAAGGCAGCCCGACCGTTATGTCCGTGATGGCATCGCGCGAATTGTTGCGGAGTGGGACAATATCGAGGGACCAGGCGCACCTGAGAAGACAGACAAGGTCAAGAAGGAGCGCCAGGTTCTAGAGGTAGAGTATGTGCTCCGCCTCTTCCGTCGTATTACTGACGAGGACGTTGACTTCATGGGCCTAAGTCGTTTCTGGTGCCGTCCTGACTGGATGATTTGTACCGTGGTGGCTGTACCCCCTCCTCAGGTTCGTCCATCTGTTATCCAGGATAACAACCAGAGGTCAGAGGATGACTTGACCCATAAACTCTTTGACATTGTAAATACAAATAATACTCTCCAGGACAAGATTAATAATAATGCGGCGAAGAATATTGTAGATGAATATACAAATGTTCTCCAGTACCACATTGCTACACTTGTTGATAACCAGATCCCTGGTGTAGCACCTTCTGCGCAGCGTTCAGGGCGCCCTCTTAAGTCAATCCAGCAGCGTCTTGGATCAAAGGAGGGTCGTATCCGTTATAATATTCAGGGTAAGCGCGTAGAGTTCTCTGCGCGCTCAGTTATCACACCTGATCCGAACATTTCAGTCGCGGAGATTGGTGTTCCGATGAAGATTGCGATGAACCTGACGATCCCTGAGCGTGTAACATCCTTTAATCGCGACCAGATGTATAAGCTCATTCAGAATGGTGCTGACAAGTATCCTGGTGCGAAGACGCTTGTACGCGCCGATGGTCGCATGATCAGTCTCAAGCATGTGAACAGCAAGGAGATTGTTCTCTACTTTGGAGACATTGTGAACCGCCACCTTGCGGATGGTGATGTGATCCTCTTCAATCGCCAGCCCACGCTCCACCGCATGTCAATGATGGGTCACCGCGTGAAGGTTCTTCCGTATAATACGTTCCGTCTGAATGTATCTGTTACGAGCCCTTACAATGCTGATTTTGACGGAGATGAGATGAATGCTCACATCCCTCAGAGTCTCGAAGCATCGACTGAGCTCGCCGAGATTGCGGCGGTTCCTCACCAGATTGTTACACCTCGCCACGCCAAGCCTGTTATTGGCGTTGTACAGGACAGTTTGGTAGGATCTTGGCGTATGACCCGTCCTAAGGTGAACTTCACGCGCCGCGAATTCATGAATATGATGATGTGGAATAAGCGTTTCGAGGGCATTGTTCCTGTAGGAGATGGCCCCTTAGGACGCTTCACGGGACAGCAAATTCTCAGTCAGCTTCTCCCTCCTATCAATCTGGAGATGGGCAATGGTTTCATGAAGGATGCGAAGACTGCTGATGAGAAACGTGATAACTATGTTGTGATCAAGGAGGGTATCATCCAGCAGGGTATCATGGATAAGGATATCTTCAGTAAGCCGTCCAAGGGTATTGTACATACTATCTTCAAGGACTATGGATCTACGCAGACTGTTAACTTCATTGATGCGATGCAAAACACTGTTGAACAGTTCCTTGTTTACAATGGTTTCTCAGTTGGTATCAGTGACTTGGTAGCTGATGAGAATACGCGCAAGGAGATGGACAAGGTTATCAAGGCGCGAAAGACCGAGATTGAGAATATTCTTCTTCAGCTTCACCTCGACTTGTTTGACAACAACACAGGGAAGACGAACCAGCAGGAGTTCGAAGACAAGGTCTATACAGAGCTGAACAAGGCGACTGAACTTTCAGGCAAGATCGGTCTCTCGTCTCTTGCGGATGAGAACCGTCTCATTGCTATGGTTCGCGCCGGTTCCAAGGGCTCAACGATTAACATTGCGCAGATGATGGCGTGTGTAGGTCAGCAGGCACCTGAAGGTCGGCGTATTCCGTATGGTTTCTCAGATCGCACTCTACCGCACTACAAGAAGTACGATGACGGCGCTGAGGCCCGTGGCTTTGTAGAGAGCAGCTTTATCCAGGGTCTTACGCCGCAGGAATTCTTCTTTCACGCTATGTCTGGTCGTGAAGGTCTGATTGATACTGCAGTTAAGACGGCCGATACTGGATATATCCAGCGTCAGCTCGTCAAAGCAATGGAGGATCTAGTGATCCAGTTCGACGGATCTGTTCGCGATGCGCGTGGCAATGTTCTCCAGTTTCACTATGGCGAGGATGGAATTAATAGTACAAAGATTGAGACGCAGGGCCTCGGTCTTTCGAAGATGACTGACGGTGATATCCTAACGCAGTACTCCGCGACGGGTCTCTCATGGGAGGGTATTCTAACACAACCTCTGGCGGCTGAGGAGGCTGTGGCTCTTGAGGAGTTCTCACGCCAGGTTCTCGAGGATCGCAAGATGCTGGTTGAAGACGTCTATCGCAATAAGGAAGATGGCTATACATTTGCGAGTGTAAATCTGGACCGTCTCATTCTAAATGCGAGCGTCAAGTTCCATCTCGACAAGGATCAGCCGACCGATCTGTCGCCTGGCTATGTTCTTGATGGAATTAAGAAGGTCATTCACAGGACGCAGAGCTATCACAAGCTTTGGGCCGCAATGCTCCGTTTCTATCTCGCCCCTCACAAGATGATTGCGAAGCAGCGGTTCACAAAGGTCGCGTTTGATACTCTTCTTGAACTTATTGTTCTGAGGAATTGGCAGGCGTGGGCTCAGCCTGGAGAACAGGTTGGAATTATTGCCGCGCAGAGCATTGGTGAGCCTTCTACCCAGATGTCGGCAATTTATGACACAATTGTCGTGATAAGCCAGCCAAACGGTGAAAATTACTTTGGACCGATTGGAGCTTTCATGGACGCTCTCTTAGAGAAGAATGCGACGTCTGTTGTTCCTCTTGGTGATCAGTCTTCTATCTTAGATCTGAGTGGCTACAAGATCGCGAGTGTCAGTAAGGATGAAAAGGTGTCCTGGGCTCCTATCAGCCAGTTTAGTCGTCATCCTGCGAATGGTGGTCTCGTGAAGGTTGTCACTAAGTCTGGTAGGTCAACGACGGCTACACTCAGCCATTCTTTCCTCAAGCGATCTGCTAAGGGAATTGTGCCTGTTCTGGGTAGTGATCTCAAGCTGGGGATGCGTATTCCTATCGCGAAGACAATCCCTGAAGTTCCGAATATCATCTCTAAGGTGAGACAAGGTACAACGGAATTCACACTTACGAAGGAGTTTGGATGGCTCTGTGGAATTTATCTTGCCGATGGATCACTAGTTGGAAATACAGTGAAGATCTGTAAGATCCATCCTATTGTTGAGACACGTCTAGCAGCTATTTCAGCTGTCTATGAATGGGTCTTCTCAACAAGACATTATGAAGGCGAGTATGGACCATCAAAGGATAATAATATTTACAGCAAGGATCTCAAGGATTTCCTGAATACTCATTTCAAGACGGGATCATATGCGAAGGAGCTATCTGGTTCTATCTATTCATACCCCACCGAGTTCAAGAAGGGTCTGCTAAGCGGTTATTTCGATGGTGATGGTAATGTTAATGTCGCACGTCAACAGATCCGTGTTGGAAGCCGCAGTGAAAAGCTCATTCGTGATATCAATCGTCTCTTCGGTTATGTCGGTTTCTTCACTGTTCTTGGCGAGGAGGCGTCTATTCGCATTCCTGGCAAGGTCATGTGGACCCTGAATGTTCTGAAGAATGATGCGCGCAAGTTCAAGGAACAGATTGGTCTAAGTCTTGGTGAGAAGACTGCGGCCCTTGATCAGATTATTGAGTATGTTGAGCGTGATGAGCGCGATGAAACGAAGGAGATGTATGATAAGATCCCTGAACTTGGCGAGCTTATCGCAGAGACGGGTAAACTTCTCAAGATGCCTGCGCAATCGCGTACATATGGTCGCTGGCTAAAGAAGGAGAGTGTTGGGCGGACCACTCTTCAGAATTATCTGAGTGATTTCAATGAGATGTTTGTGCTAACTAAGAATACTCTCAGCGCTGATACATATGATACAGTAAAGGCCAATATGGCTGCGCTCTATTCAGCCGCAAATTCAGATGTTGTCTGGGACGAGATTGTCGACCTAATTTATTTGGAGGATCCGAAGACATTTGTCTATGATTTCACAGTCCCCGGAACAGAGAGTTTCATGGTTGATGATTGTATTATGGTACATAACACACTTAACACGTTCCACTTGGCAGGCGTGGCTGCGAAGTCTAATGTGACCCGAGGTGTTCCGCGTCTGAAGGAACTTCTCAAGGTGACGAAGTCTCCTAAGGCGATCTCGCTGACAGTCTATCTGAAGCCTGAGTTCCGCGAGGACAAGGAGAAGGCTCGTGAGACTTGCCAAGATTTGGAACTCACGCTTCTTCGTGATGTGACTACGCGTGCGGCGATCTACTATGATCCCAAGGATGAGGATACAATTGCTGATGAGAGTGACAAGGAGCTTATTGCGTTCTACAAGACATTTGAGAAGAGTACTCTAGAGGAAGGGGAAGGTGAAGAAGATGTCTGGAGCCGCTGGATGCTGCGTCTTGAACTGGATCGCGAGCGTCTCTTCGCCAAGAATATTTCGATGGAGGATATTGCGTTTGTTCTCAGACAGCGCTTTGACGATGAAGTTCACCTTATCTACAGTGATTTCAACAGCCCTCGTCTAATTATGCGTATTCGCCTACCTGCGATTGCGAAGTCAGGTCTGGATGATCTGGCTAACCTCAAGAAGTTCGTCAATCGCCTTCTGAATGGAATTGTTATTCGCGGCGTAACAGGTATCAAGTCTGTAAAGTTCCGCGAGGACAAGGATCTACTCGAGTACAAGGATGGTAAGTATGAGAAGGTGACACAGTATGTTCTTGATACGGATGGTACAAATTACCAGGCTGTCATGAGCCATCCGATGGTAGATGGCAGGAAGCTTGTATCATCACACGTACACGACATCTTTGAGAACCTTGGCATTGAGGCCACGCGCGCGGTCCTACTCAATGAAATTATTACACTCTTCGAGGCTGCGGGCGCAGATGTGAATTTCAGGCACCCTGGACTTCTCTGTGATGTGATGACCCGTGCTGGAAAGCTAATGTCGGCTGATCGCTATGGTATCAACAAGAATGATATTGGTCCTCTTGCGAAAGCAAGTTTCGAGGAGACGGAGAAGATCCTTCTCCGTGCAGCAGTCTTTGGCGAGGTTGATCCTGTGACAGGCGTATCTGCGAATATCATGACAGGTCAGGTTATTCGCGGTGGAACCGCATTCAGCCAGCTTCTTCTCGATGAGAATGCGCTCATGCGTCTTCAGGAAAATCTTCCTCCTGTCGAGGATATGGAGGAAGAGGAAGAAGGTCCTACAGATGAGCAGGTCGAGGATGAACTCTTTGAGGATTCCAATGATCTGTGTTCAAAGACACGTCTACGCATGAATATCGCGATGCCTACTGAAGCTGTTCTAGTGAATGAGCCTGATGTCGAAATGATTGTTATGGAAGGTTAAACGCGTGACACAAGGTTAAACGCGTGACACAAGAAGGTTAAACGCGTGACACATTAAACTAATATGGAAACCGATGAACAAAAACCTCCGTGGAAAAGCGTAGATTTTTGTACAACTACATATGATCGAGTACCTACAATGACATATATGTCATGGCCAGATACACATGTAGATACTACACTTCAAATGTGGAAAGAAAAGATAGCACTCTATGAAAAATATCATATCTGGGAGCTCGCAAAGAAAATGGCGAACCCTTATGAATGTATTTATACTCAAGATGATAAACATTTTCACCCATCTCTATGTGTATATCGTCCACTCAGCCGCAGTTTTTATAAGATGATTGAAATTCTCTCAGTTCTTCAGTTTTTTGAGGGTCTTCCTAAGACAACTACAAAATTGCGATCTGCTCATGTAGCAGAAGGGCCAGGTGGTTTCATTGAAGCATTTATTGAGAGAGGCGAGAAACATGGAAAGATAATATCAGCGACTGCGATGACCCTCAAACCAACGGATAATCATACCCCTGGATGGCGGCGAGCAACTGGCTTTCTACAAAAGCACAAGGAAGTAGTACTTCATTATGGTATTGATGGAACAGGAGATATGTATCAGAAAGGAAATCAGGAGTCTTTTATCCAGGCGGTTAAACCTGGTGTTCACCTCTTTACTGCGGATGGGGGGTTTGATTTTTCCAGTGATTATTTGATACAGGAGAAGCGAATTTATCATCTTCTAGTCTGTTCAGCATTAATTGGATTACAAACACTTCTTCCAGGTGGCGCATTTGTCCTTAAGTTTTTTGATATTAATGCGCAGCCTACACAAATTCTTATAACACTTATTGGATCATGTTTTAAGAGCTGGACATTATATAAACCTTCTACAAGCCGCCCCTGTAATTCTGAACGGTATCTTCTTTGTCGTGGGTTCAGAGGTCTTCCAGTAACTGTTTTAGAAACACTTACTGAAATAGAGACACAGAGTTTGCGTGATTTCTATCCATCTACGTCTACACTCGATCCGTCTATTTTCAGTAAGAATATTACAGATGTTATTAATTTACAGAAAAAAGCGCTTTCATCTACGGAGATCTATATTAAAGATCCGAGAACATGGGAGGTTGATTTTCAGTCTCATTTTAAACGTAGTATAGCATGGTGTTCTACTTTTCAGATGCCAGCATTACAAAAGCAGCCAATTACTGTTGCTGTGCAAGCTGTGGTTTCACAAATGTCTGCACGAGTCGCTCTCCTACAATCACAGACGCCTGATGCTGAGACAGGTTCCCTTCTCCCATCTTGTCCAACATAGATAACATTGTCTGTAGACTATTCTTATGAAACTCTTCTGTTCCCATGATAACTTCGAATAGAGTAGGATAATCACGCGCAAACTCAGGAAGTCTTTCCTTAATAGCATCAGCAGATAACTTATCTGCTTTGTATGCTTCACAACGTTTTACCATTGATCTTACGTATGTCGCTCTCTCTTCTGCGTTGAATGTATGCTGACGCGCAGCAGCTTCAACTGACGCAGCTTGAACACCATCCGGATTTAGATTTTCCATCTAGTTTCACTACTGTTTTTTCTTTGAGTGGAAAAACGCAATATTGACGCTTTTTTTTGAGCTTTGTTAAATTAAACATAATAAAGTAGAATGGAAGATGAACGTATAGATGAGTTTAGAGAGAGTATTAGAAAAATAAAGGAGGCTGTTCATGATAAAATAGCATATTCTAGTCAAAATCTACAAGTATTAGATATAATTATAGTAGAATTGCGTGAATACTATAATAATTTACTCAATAAACTACGTAATGAGAATATATCACCAGACGTACGTAAACGAATGATTTATTATCTTCGTCGTGATTTACTCATGTTTCCTTATACATATGATAAAGAACGTATTGATACATTTTCAGCAAAAAATAGTATGGAAGTAACGTCGTGACTTTAGAGATTTGACGGTAACGTCTTAATTTCTACTCTTACCAATAGAAGATGGGTGATCACAGATTTGAAAAATCAATGCCATATAATTCTTCTAGAGGATGTGCGACGGGATATCATAAGCGTACTGAATATACGACGGCTGCTGGAACCTATGTCCCGACCCGCTGCGTTAAATCTACGTCACCTTATGAACAGTCAAGTAAGGAGTTCAAGCGCGCCACTCTCCGGAAAATGAAGTCACGACTTGATCATATACATGATAAAAGTAAGGATATACACTGCCCTAAGGGATATATATCACGTGCTCCCTATGCGCGTAGATATACCACATCAATTCGCCAGAAGGGGTATACTGTTAAGAAAGCATCCGGTACTACATACAAAGTGTATCCTAAAAATACAACTGTATATGCTCCTGCGTCATGTGTCAAGGATTTAGGAAAACCTGGAAAGGGAGTTCCCGAGGGTGAAGGTATTGGCCCGCTACGTAAGGGAGAAATAACTAAGTTTGGATATTCATCTAAAAATAGCACGGAGGCTCGTCATCTTGCTCTTAGAAAGGCCATTCTACAGCTGGGTGTACTCAGCACTTACAGAAAACTGGATGCTGTTGCTAAACTCAGTCTTCGAATTGCTCCCGACTCGTCTCGTATTTTTGCGGCGGATCGCGATTGGGTTCTGAAGACATTTGGCACACGGCGGTCTGGTTAAAAAAATAAGTATAAAGAAGAAATGCGTACACGTATCTTGATAAGCGCTCTGGTCCTTCTCTTAGTTGCTAATTTCCTAATGATGTATGTGTCACCGTTTGGCCTCGTAAATATGGATGGATTTCAGGATGCGAGTGGAAATACATCAACTCAATCTGTAATGAATGTGCCTAGAATTAGCAAAAATGTAAATATCACTGGGCCTCCTATGAATGAGAAGTTTACGAGCTACAACCTTGCGGAGGGTGGTGGTGCGGGTGATGCGTATGAACCGATGGGTGCGTTTGACAATGTTCGTCTGTCAACAGGCAACACAGTCTCAACATGGCGGCATACGGCTCCGAATGAGCCTTTACGTGGTCCGGCTTTCAAGCCCGGCCCTGATAGTCTCTTCATCTTCAAGAACAATCAGTGTAAGCCTGAGTGCTGCGGTGCTTCTTTCAGCTGCGATGGTGGCTGTGTATGTACAACGCCCCAGCAGCGTGATTATATTAACCAGCGTGGTGGAAACCGCACATCACCCGACGATGGTGTATAATTCTGTTTTAACGTCGTGAGTTTATTTTAACGAAGCTTTTTTTGAGATTCGTTAAATTAAAGATTTGACTGTAAGTCTTTCGTGAAGCAGATCACTCATTACCGGTGAGACTTAAATTTAACGAAGCTCAAAGAGCTTCGTTAAATTTAAGATCCATCACCAAATTAGTCGCAGGACATTTATTTTAACGAAACTAAAGTTTCGTTAAAATAAAGTCGCGACG